ACCTTCTGTGCTATCGATAGTTGTAATGGTTGCTGCAGTACCAACAACATCAGTAACAGCAATTCCAGTAAAGCTTAGATTATCAGCACTCAGAGTTGTTATGTGTGCTGTAGTGAATGTTGCATAAGTACCGACTGTAGAATCAACACTTAGGTCATCAACATAAGCAACACCGTCAATATGGATATCTTTCCATTGTTGAGTAGCACTACCAATATCATAAGTATCGTCATCGTCAGGGATAAAGTTAGAATCAATGTCTGCATTGAATACAACATTATCTGTTATAGAATCACCAAGACCGATTGTACCTCCATTGAAGGTTACATTACCAGTAAAGGTAGTTGCACCACCAACTCTAAGGTCAGCAGTAATATTAACATCAGTAAATGTAGCAGCAACACCGATAATATCAGTTATGATACCAACAGTAATCTTAGCAAATTCAATATCACCATTTTCAGAATCAATAGTTGTAATAGTTGCTGCTGTACCAACAATATCAGTAATGATACCAGAAGTTACCTTAACATCTTTAAGGTCAGCAGTTTCTGTATCAAATACAGTTATAGTTGCATAAGTGCCAACTTGAGATGTAATAATACCAGCAGTAATCTTAACATCTTGTAAGTCTGCAGTTTCAGTATCAAATACTGTTATGGTTGCATAAGTACCAACCTGTGATGTAATGATACCAGCAGTAATCTTTGCTTGTTCAATATCTGTGTTGATAAAATCAACATTAGTAATAGTAGCAGCAGTACCAACGATATCGGTAATGATACCAGTAGTAATCTTAACACTCTGAAGATCTGCTATCTCTGTGTCAAATGTGGTTATAGTTGCAGCAGTACCAACAATGTCAGTAATGATACCAGCAGTGATCTGAACATCTCTAAGATCTGCGGTTTCAGTATCAAATACTGTTATTGTCGCATAAGTACCAACTTGAGATGTAATGATACCAGAAGTAATCTTAACATCGTTTAGATCTGCTGTCTCAGTATCAAATACAGTTATTGTTGAATAAGTACCAACATAAGATGTTTGAACACCAGCAGTAACATATAGTGCTTCTATACCAAGACTATTAACATCTAATTGAGGAATAGTAGCAACACCAGTGATGTTGACATCACCATCCACATCGAGGAGTGCTGTTGGTGTGGTGGTCCCGATTCCAACCCAACCGTCCTTATTACCAGATACCCACTTAACATCACCTGAACCAATTATTAACTGATCGTCTTGATCTGGATATCTAACATCTTGTCCTTTACCAATGATAACATTATTATTACCAGTATTATGAGTACCAGCAGAATTACCAATAGCTACATTATCACTACCCATTACATTGTAAAGGGCAAATGCACCAATAGCAATGTTATTGCTTTGGTTAGTGGATATACCAGCACCCCATAGTGCTTCTCTACCTATACCAATATTCTGCTCATGATCTTCCTTACCACTATTTGTTGTAATACCTGATCTTACAACTAAGAATCCATAAGTATCTGTTAATCCAACAGTACCAGTGGATAAGTAGATAGCATCGTTATTATCAGTTAATAACGCAAAGTTATCCTGTCCCTTAACTGTAAACTGTTGACCAATTAGCTTTGCTAGATAAGCATTAGTACAAGTACCAATGTTAAATGATAGGTTACCAGTAACAGCATTGTTAATGATTCCAAGATCACCAAGATTAGCAATAGCAATTGCCCAGTCACCACCCTGTATGTTGGAGAAATTATCTGTAGTACCATATACTCTGTAAGCATATGGATCATTGCTTAATTGACTACCATCAGAGAATGAAATAGTACTAGCATCACCAGTCTCACCATAAGTGAGAATAGACTGAGAACCTAAATCTTGTCCAACCTTGTCACCAATATAGATGTTATGTGAACCTTCTGCTTCTTGTCCTGCAAAATTACCAAAGAATATATTAGACTCTGCTTTAGTTACACCACCCTTTTGGAAGGCACTTTGACCAATAGCAATGTTTCTCTTAGTTTGAGTTCCTAAACCAGCCTGATTACCAGCCCAGTTACCAATAAACATACCCTGACGATCTGTACCGTCAGTCTCTAATTTACCTGCTTCTCTACCAATTCTTATTAATTGCGTTCTGAAATCATAGTTGTTCTCAATCGTTGAGATACCACTAATAGTTAAGTTCTTAGTCGTTGTAGCATGACTTACATTAACCTGTTCAAACTGTGCAGATGTGGCATTCCAATCATTAAATGTACCACCAACACCAGCAATAGCACTAATTAAACCTACTCTGTTTTGTAGATTAGGAGTATCAAATACTCCAGTAACATTAAGAGTTGGTGCAGTTGCAACACCAGTTATATTCCAATTTCTTGCATTTACTTCGTCATATGTTAAATCGCCTGTAACATCTAAATTACCAGCAACAGATAGATTACCTGATACAGTGGCTGCAGCACCTACTAAAAGATCAGTAGCTACACTCCAGGTATCAATTTGCCCTGAGGGGTTAAGAATGACTGCTTTAGATGCAGTTGGTTTACCAAAATCTGCAGGGTTATCTGGCAGCATATCGGTGTAATATTCACCACCGATTGCTATAGGAGGATTTGTATTACCGTCTGGATGACCAATATATAATTTCTTATACGACTTACCAGCACCTACATCCGAAGTATCGTAGGTATATACTAATTCACCAAACGATACACCAGTACCAACTGGTGCTGCGGTTGGAGGAGAGGTTCCTTGCGTCCTCTTTATCAGAATCGTTGCTGCCATTAGTATTCCCCTCCATCAACTGTTGTGGATGGTAAAGTAGTTTGTGTTATAAATTTAGCGGATGCTGAGTCATAGACCAGAAAACTGCCATTAGTTAAGTTATTCGCATTAACATCTGAAAGTAAAACTAGTTTACCTCCACCACCACCGCCTCCTAAAGAGCCGCTGGCAATGACTTTAACTTGGCTACCAGTACCAATTCGTAAAGAAGGCATTACCTTGTTACCCCTGCTCTAACATTGACCATTCCTTCAACGACTTTTACCGTACTAACGCCGTCTTGCAAAATAACATCGTAAAGGTAACGACCAGGTTTTATGTCGGTTGTTATAGTGGATGCCATTGAGATCTGGATCTCTCCTTCCAATGGACTAGATACAGTCGAAGCAAAGGCAACATAATTGCTGCTACCTGCCCACTTACGCAGTTGTGAGGTTACTGTAAATCCTGCTAGATTTAGGGTAGTGTTATTATCGTTATCACCAAGAGAAAATAAATGTTCAAAATCAGTACCCGATTCAATCTGCAAATTAGCGACATATACTGCCATCTTGTATGCTGACTATTATCCTATAAGGTATTTATCTTCTTAATCTCTGTTAGTACTTCTTGTAAGGCTTGTGTCATTTGACTGACTTTTAAGTCTAATCGATCTATATCATTTCTTATTATTTCAAGGTCTCCCAATTCTGCCACTTTTGTGGGTACACATTCATCCCCATGTAGGAATCTTAAATGTTCAATATGTGGGTCTCTCATAATTTTGATGTAATTTTGGCAAGCATCTCCTTTATTTCAGAGATCTCTTGTTTCATAGTATCTAGCTCTTTTCTTTCAAGTGCTTTTTTAGATTTTGCATTCATATAAGCAGAATAACCAGAGCTATCATCATTAATGATAGCCCCAGTTTCATCTCTATAAAGATGTGGTTTACCTTCTACTCGAATCATGCTAATGCAATTGCCCTCATGTTTTTAATGATAGGAATTTGTGCCTGATTAGTGCCACTGAAAACAACCTTAATAACAAACCCAGTATAAGGTTCTAAGTCATTTATAGTGTATTGATACTCTTTGAAGTTTTCTCCAGGAGTAACATACTTATCAGGACGACCATCATTCTTTGCAGGATCAATTACTGTGTCTCCAAATCCATCACCAGTGGTATCAACACTATTCTTATACCCTGGGAAGAGTATAAACTTTTGATCGATTTCACTGGAATCTGGTCTAAGCAAACTATAGAGAACTCGGAAATCAGAAGACGCAGGTTTAAATGCATCAAATATAACCTTTAAGGAACTCGCTGGTTGCTTAATAGTGATTAACTTAGAAACATAGTAAGATGTATGAGGATCCCCAGTAAGTTGATTAGATCTCTTATCTAGAGGATAACTGTTATCATCGATTGGTTTATTAATCCTATTAGATGAGAACTTCATTGCCATAGTATCTAAGCAAATCATTGGAGAACTTGTTTCATCTTCCCCATTGCTCAATGTTACTCTAGCAGTTAAAGATCTATTTCTAAAGAGATTGGTCAATCTAGCATCTTCATTTACTTCGGAAGCGACTATTCTATTGGTTGGCAACTTAGTTGGTTGATTAACAATAAAATCTTCAAATCCTTGATCAATAAATGATGTTTCATTACCATCTACACTAGTACCACTAACAGTTCTAAGACTTACAGTCAGAGAATCATTAGGACCAGGTGTTGTTACATCAAATACAGGGGTAACTGTGTCAAACATCATATTCTTAGATGAATGACAATGACTACCACCACCATAAGATTCAGCATTAAATGAAAGTTGTGGTTGTGTTAGACCTGAAATGTCAGTTGCTCTACCTTCTCTATCAATCTGAATAATATAATCATCCATATTCCTACCTATAGTAGAAACATCATGAGTCTTATTGATCTTACTTAGACCAACTCCAGCAAGTTCATACTTCTGAATAGGAGACCCAGATTCATGGTTAATAGGTTGAGTGTTATCAACACCACGAACAATACCACTTAAAGTATTAATACCAACTGAAGTATAAGAAATAACTTCGTTGTTAATAATAGCATATGCAGTATTAGCAGCACTAACAAGTACTCCTTCAAATACATCAAATCCTGTACTATCACCAATAGCAATGGAGCTAGTTGTAGAATTGATAGTAGTTGATGTTACAGTAGGTAGAGTATCTGGAGCTGCTCCACTAATAGCAACCTTATTGCCTGGACCATACATTCCATGATTGAAGCAAGATACTCGTGCATATTCACCAGTGTAGATACTACCTGTCTCATCATACCTAGTTACATCTAAACCAGAATCAATAACAGTTCCAAGATCATGGAAGTAGTTAACACTAGCAGCATTAGTAAACTCTTCTGCTTGAATATTAGTCAAGTAAAGAGTATCTATTCCACTGAGAGAATTGATACCAATTCTAACTCCAGAACCTGCACCACTCATTTCAGCAGTAACGATTCCTACAATGTCACCAACTTTATAACCTTGTCCGTCATCTTGAATGGTAAGAGCAGTAATTCCTGAATTACCAGTACCAACGGTTACACCTAATTTTAACCCTGCACCTTGTCCAGTAATAGCGTAAGTGCTAACAGAAGATGATGATGGAGTTCCATAACCTTCACCATTGGTTTGAATACCAACAGCAAGAGTACCACCAGTTTGAACTGGTCCTCCAACATCTTCGATATATCCATATCGATATGTTGCACTAGCATCACCGACCTTTCTTCCAACAGTAAATACGGTTCCTATTAATCCAGCGTTAGTTGTAGTAGTGATTCCAAGTGCAGCCTTCTTAGGAAGAGTCTGAATTGGATTCAAATTCAATGCTGGTAAGATACCATTATTAGCTCTAACTGGAGGATTCTGGAATGTTACTACAGCATCTGATTCTACAAATTTTGCAGAGTAGATCTTGAAGCAAATATCCTCAAATTGGCATGGAGTCCATGTAGACGCATTTTGCGACTTGAACATAGAACCAACCATAAATTGATTACTATAAACCCTTCCTGCAGCACTAGGCAAGTTCTGTGCGTTAATCGCAGTTTGCCCCATTTCTGCTGTATAAATTTCCCAAGTATTCAATGGTGATCCTGCAACAAAGCAATACTCTGTTTCTGGTTCCAAATAAATTGGTGATGGGAATTTAATATTCGTTGCTATTGAAGCATCATTGGAAAGAGTGACATCATTTCCAGTTAAAACAACTCTAGCATCTGGTGTAACCAACTGTTCTGTTGGCTGCCCCAATTCCATTGTTCTTACTTCAAACCAACAAGGAATAGTTGGATCTGCCATCGTATAGAAGTAAAGATCTATAGAAGTTAGATAACATCCACTGATATCAGTCTTGAATGACTGTGCCAAGGGATCTCCACCTCTCCTTCCTCTTCTTCTACGACTTCTCCTTCGTTGTCTTCTTCTTTGCGGTCCTCTACCACCTCTACCAGTAACAGTGATGTTATTGGTAACAGTCCTATCAATGAAGGTTGTGTTATTAATAATAACTGGTGGTGGAGGTGGTGGTGGTGGGGGCGGTCTACGGTTTGTAAATGTAAGACTTACATCTCTCTGTATCGTCGTAGTCTCTAAAGTTGTAACACTTACATCAGTTTGTACAATTCGTGTTGTACCAATAGCAGTATATACAGCAGTTGCTACTGAATTAGCAGTACTACCCTTATGATAAACAACATTATTAGGATCAGATGTTACTTTAACTTCTCTTTCACCAGATCTTACTCTAGCAAGTGGAGTTGGTGAAGCAAATGGATCTCTAAGCCATATACAAGCAGCAAGATCTCCATACACATCTGACCATAAATTAAGATCTGAGATAGTTGCTTGTGCTCCACTAGTTTCTCCAGAAACAACAGCACCTTCTGGAAGATATCCAAAGAAATCTCCTTGTGCAGCAGTTGCAAGAGCAGCAGTATCTATATTAAGTATAGTAGAACCCTGAGAATACGCTGTAGGTAGTGTCTCATTCCTATCTAAAGGATTAAGTTCAAATGTAGTTGTAGGTGCAGCAATTGGTCCTTTCTTATGATCAGGTCTACAAAGTCTGAATCTATAAGTTTCTCCATTTACAAGAGAAGTAATAGTCTCACCGACAGTAAATGCACCAATAACATTCGTAATACCAATAACTTTTGGAATTACATCAACATTACCAAGAGAATCAAAGTATTGGAAGAATTTAGTTTCGGGTCTTAATCCAGTGCAATTATATTCAATATTTCTTGACCTACAGAAAGGATCAAAGGTCTCTTGAGCAATATAAGTATTTCTTGATGTGATATCATCTCTTTCTACATTAGAGACAAACTCATTTGTAGATGCAGATAATTCATCCTGACCAAACCCACCATCAACAGTAGTTGCACTAACTCTAGTATCAAAGACTCTCCTTCTAATAACTTGAGTTGATAAAGTTTGAGTTTGTTGAGTATTAATCCAATTGTCACTGGATGGATTCAACTTCATCTCACCAGTATAAGCATGAACCAAGAATGGGTTCAAATTCTCTACCCTAGTTGCAAAGTTCTGATCAACAAAAAGTTCTTCTTCATACTTAAGAGTAACCATTCTACCCGTCTTTACTGCATTCTCATCTAAGAGAGCAAAATCTTGGGTAAAATCTAATGTTTCAGGAGACTGCTCTGTTCCTGGCAACAATTGCATATCAATAGAACTTAAGTCTGTTAGAGGTTTTAAATGACCTCTATCAACATCAATATCAATTGGAGATGATATATCAACTAACTTTTTATTTTTAAATGAATCTGCAAAGAAACCACTCTTAAATCTATCTAAACCATCAGCATCTTTAACTTGTAAATTTTCAATCTTTTGTTCTAATAAAGATAATGATGTAACCTCTTCAAGATGCTCTAATCTATCTTCAATATCACCAATATCACGCATAGTGTATCGGCGATTATCTATTAAGTATACTTGAGCATTACTAGTATCAAATAAGTAAGGTGGCCAAACAATAGTAGCCAATGTCATTGCATCTGGCTGATCAGCAGGTGGTTTGGGATTTGCTGATGGTATTCCCTTATCAATAACTACATCCCCTACAGTCTTAAGAATGACCTTATCAATTCTTCCTAGGTAATGTTGATACTTAAATTTAGATGATTCGTTTGGAGTTACAATTCGTGACCCAGAATCAATTACTCTATTAGATGGGAAGAATGGAGATACAGTTGCGCTATTAGGAACAAATGTTGCAACCCTAGGTCTAAAGTCAAGAGTATCCGTTGCTCTTATACCACTCTTACCTATTGCAGGAATATCTTTAGCAAATCTTTCTGAATCATAACTATTGACAGTAAATACATCTCCAACATCTGAAGATGGAATTTCATATCTGTCAAGGACAACTAAGAGTTGTTTTGTTGGAACATAACTCTCATTGACCCTCAATAATCTTGAATAATCATAATACTGTTCTCTTTGACCTTTATCTAAAGTAAATGAATTGGTAACATCTTTATACTTACCAAGAGTTATAGATTGAAGGGTTGCTGATGTATTAGATTCTTGGAATAAAAGAGTTTCGAGAAGTCTAAACTTATCTATTGTCTTGTATACAATACTAATACTACTAGAACCAGCATCAATTGCAACTATTCTTGCAACAGCATTAGTATCTTCTCCTATAATAACCTCACCAACAACCGCATTTTGGAAAATAGGATCAGTTGATGTAAATACTAATTTGTCAAATAATGGTACATTTGTATCTAATGATTCATAAACAGCAACGATATTAGCAACATCAGGATAGTTCAAACAAATTTCTTCATCCTGAACTCTTACGCCATAAAGACCACTTTGAGTTAATCCATCATTATTGCTGCTATTAGCATTAGTTCCAGATATATCTTTAGAAGAATATACAATAGATACTTGCTCACTTCTCTTATATTCTTTAGTTTTGTTCTTAATATTACTCTTTGCTACTGTTACATTAACTTTAATATTACTCTCAGAGAATGCTAATCCATTAATAGTTAGAGTGCTATTAGTAACAACTACTTGATCTTGAGTGATATTAGCTACTGTACCGCTACTATATTGTACTTGATATCTTTCTTGATCAAATGCTACGAAGGTAACATCATCAAGAGTAAGAGAACTAGTATTAACAACCAAAACACCATTAGCATCGGTTGATTCACCAGTTACTTGATCAGAAAGTAATAATTCTGCTCCAGTAAAATCTATATCAGAAATATTAGGTGCAGGTAATTTTAAATATAATCCAGCATTATCTTCATTAGTTAATTGCTGTTCTCCTTTATAAATCCTACCTTCAAATGTACTACCTGGAAGCGTTCCAGTAAACAAGTTAGAATTGGTAGTCAAAGCAGCCAACTTCATACTTGCACCATCAGCAGCAACAGAAGTTACTACATTGTGATTAGGTAGAGTTTGGTTAGATCTATAGTAAATTACTATATCACCAGGTTTAAATCTATCAAATGTATTACCAGTTGATGTAGTATCACCATTAGTTGCAATACGAACATCAGAATCACCAATATTATATGGAGTTGCTAAATTTAATTTCTTCTTAGCATAGAATGTATTTGATTGTTGAACATTCTCAACATCATCCATACTATATGAAATTACCTTATCAACAACTCTAGATAAATTTTGATTACCTTTAAAGTTTAATCTTTCACCTGATTGGAAATGACCAGATACTTGTGTTAATGTAATTGTACTAGAACCAGCACCAGCAGCTACTGCATATCCTGTAGCACCACTCTCTTGTCCTTCGATATAAGCAGACTGTCCAACTTCTGCATTGGATACTGGATCATTAATAAGTAACTTAGTGTATAATTGAACATCATACAAATAAGCATCAAATTCAGTTGAATTATCCTTATACTTAGAATCTACTAAACCAAAATTATAAACTTTAGCATCACCAACCTTTTCACTACTAATACCTGTTTGTAAATCAATAGAATTTCTGAATGTTGTAATACCTTGAACACCATTCAATCTAAGTCTATTACCTAATCTAAGATTAAATGTTTCTTCTATCTTATCTGATGTAGTTCTTGGTTTGTCTACATCAAGAGTTTCTCCAAATGTCTCATATTGATAACCTTTAACATATGCAGTACCAGCAGATAATCTTACACATGCAAGAGACTCATCTGGAGTATTTCCTTCAGGAGTAGTATCAGTGGCATAAAATATACCTTCACTACCCATTCTATCATTCAAACTATCAAGAATATTGATAAAGAATGGATTTGTTGTATAATCTCCCGACTCATCGTGAGTTCTCTGAGCTAGATAATCTTCAATCCTATTATAGTCACTATTACCACTAAGTTGCTTTTCAACAATACCAGATCTTACCCTTAAAATCTCAATAAAATCTGTATCATCAAAATCATTAACATCCTTCTTAGCAAGTTTTAATTCTATTTTTAATCTATCTGCGCCTGGTGCAGCATAGTTTGAAAATCCTTTAGCGTTATCATATAGTCCTGGATCTTCCTTAGCATTAATTGCACTTTCTACTACTTGTAAACCAACTCTAAATGATGGTTGATTATCATATTGATCTAATATAACAGTCTGTTGATTGACTCTTACAAAAGCACCTCTTACGAAATATACACCACTAGAAATAGAAGCTGCAGATGCAGAACTACAAGAATCCTGTTGTATTGTGTTAGCAATAGATGAACCAGCGTTTATGGTAGTATTACCATAAGTAAGAGATTCTTCCATCAATAACAATTCAGAATCACGGAAGAAATCAAAAGATCCACTTGGACCTGGAGCCACATATTTTACATATATTGTTGCAGTTGAAGTTCTAGACTCACTAGCAGGAATATAATTGATAACCTTTGCTTTAATACCTGATGTTTCTCCTTTTATTCTTTTTCCTACAAGATCTTGTATATAAACTTCAACATCAGTTCCTAAATGTGTGGGATCTAACTGAACAGCAAAATAATCCCCATCATAAGTAATACCACCAGGGATCACTACGGAACCCTCTTTAAACATATGACTACCGAACTGTTCAATCTGATTCTGAAGAATAGACTGTAAGCTCGTTAATTCACGGGCTTGAACAGGTAATCCTGGTTTAAACAGAACCTTATGGTAATTATCGGACCTGTCAAAATCGTCGTAATAGGGACTTATATTCAGGTTAGTCTGTTGTGGCATCGGTTTAGAATTCTAATACGATTTTGATGTCTTCTTTTTGACGAACATTTCTTGAAATAGCAGGTCTATTGTCAAGATATATTATTTCGCCACTCCTCTTATTTATTTCACCGTCAGCAACACCATTTGTGAACTGAACGCCTAGATCAACTACCTTACCAGCAGGTGTAGTTGTAGATATACCACTAAATGTAGAATCCACATTAACACTAAATGAAGTACTAGTTACTGCATTTGCTGAAGCACCAGATTGGAAATCAATAACAGGAGATTGTGTTGCAACATCCAAACTGTCAGTAGCATCAAATAATGACTGGTTATAAGCTAAACTTCTATCTTGGAAGTACTTAATAACCTTAGTATCAATGTCGTAAGAAGCAACATATCCTCTAGCAGTACCAACTCCTGTAATATTCTGCTCAATAGCAGTTCCAATACCTAGAGATTGTGAAGTATCTCCAGTAAACTTAATTGATTTTAATGCTGAAAATTCAGAAGATTGTAAGTAGTTAGTACCAGCAACACCAACTGCAGTTGGGTTTCTAATCAATCCGACTTGTGCAAATCTAGTATCAGAAGCAAAATCGTAAGAAGATGCGTCAAATCTAGTATAAATTAGAACCTTATCAGTACCTAATTCTTTGTATGCATTGTATCCATGCCCATTTGAGGGAGGAATAATCGGCGTGAGCTTAGCAAACTTTGTAGCAGAACCGTTGATAGAAGAAAGATCAACCCTTCCATAACTATACCCCCTACCACCACTAGTAACTTGAGCTGAGATGATTTGACCTTGAGTATTCGTTAGTATCCTAACTTTACCTCCAGTTCCATCACCAATAATATCAACTTCAATAGGACTTGATAGGAAATTATATCCTACCCCAGCTTCATCAATTGAAACTACCTTAATCTGATTATTATTTGTTTCAGAATCTCCATTTTCTCTAACAACCTTAACATCGGCATCAGTTGTTGTTTCCCATTCATTAGGAACAGCAATATATTCAGTGGAGTCAAACTTCACGATATCCGCAGGAGGAACCGTGAACATGTATTTCCAAAGATAAGTGTCACCACTTACACCAGCAGCAGATGGTTCAAGGTCAGTAAATGTTGGTTCATCAAGAGATGCGCTTGCAATAGTACTAATACCAGCAGAACCATTATTGATACAAACATAGACTCTATAGTCTTTGTTCATAACATAGTAGTTTGCTGAATAAAGTCTACTTGAATTGGAAACTAAAGAACGATTAGTCGTACTATAGTCATGACGGTACATATCATATGATGTACCTTTAGTCCAAGTAACCTTTCTAATTAATCTTCTAACATCACCAGGAAAAACTTTCCTACCAAATAACATAGTATCATATACATGGTTATTGTAATTGATACTATCAACAGGTGATGGTGGTTGAATAGTGGTACTATTCCAAGTATCTGTTCTTCCGAATCCCGACACTGTAGGATTTGCTAATCCGAGGAAAGCATAGTAAGAGTTATTTCCACTAGTAACATCATCCATGAAGTTATTAGCGTTAATAATCCTAAACTGATCGGTTATAATTGCTGCCATTGCAATGTTCTAGTGTGAGGTCTTACTATTTTGGTATTTATAATGAAAAATTAAAGTTTCTTGCCAAGAGCACCAGTATTACGCAAACCAATATTCCTTCTTTGGACAATTGGCCACTTATCTAGGTCTGGATTATAGTCAAGTCCCTTAACAGTTAAACTTAGAGGATACTTGACATCTCTTATTGCTGAAGAGAAGCGTCCCCATGTAATTCTTCCTGCAGGATGTAAGGTTGATCCAACACCAACCAATCCGCTAACATCAGTTCCAGAATGGATATTACATGTGATAACACCTGTTCTAGCACTTCCGTCCCATGATAATGCTGATGCATAATATATATTATCCACTTCATATGTACTAATACCAATAACATCAGAATCATGTGTATCAGTACTTGTAATAACTCCAGCAGCAGGTGTTATACCTGTACCATAGAGTTTAAATGGATACCCTTCTTTAAAGTCTTGGACAAAGGAAGAGTTTTCTGAATTAACTAAATTGTTAGTATCAAGTTGAATAACAAGTCCAAGATCAGTACCAATACCAGTAGAAGTAGTAATACCAGTAACTAAACCAATATAACCCTTAACATCGGTATTTAAAGGATCAATATCATTCCAGTATTCCCAGTTAACACCTGCTTGTGCAGTTGTACCAATACCAACACCATAAACATAAAGTCCAAAATCATCATCTAACAATCCATCAATATCTCTAAAGTTTGCTACATGATCAACAAACAGTGAAGTATCAGTTGATGCATAAGAAGCAATAACATTAGCATTTGGATAGAATTGTGCTTCCATAGAATCTCTTGCTTTGGAAACTAATCCACCAGCAAATACTCTATCGACTTTCTGCTTATTCCATCTCATTGGTTTGTAGTTGTCGTTATTGACTCCTCCTCCTTGATAGAATGGAGTTTCAACAACAGACGCTGTTGCTATTCTAACAACAATTCTTGGATCTCTTTGAGCTAAGTTAGTGTTGTCTTTTGCAACTTGGTTTAGTTCAAGATCGGCACTCTTGAATAGTTCTACAGAATCACCTTCCTTAATAATCTCATTAACATCAAAGAATATACTATCAGTACCAACAGTTCCTCTATAGAAGAATATGAACACATCATCTTCTATAGTAGGCGCAGTCTCAAACGAAACTGATGTTCCACCTCTAAATGTATAATGTTTGTTTGGTTCCTGAAGAACACCATTGACAAATATTAGTAGAACTGGTCCAAGATCTATTTGTCTAGAATCTGCATCATTGTTATCAATCTCAAAACTAATTAATTGATTCTGATAATACAATGGATACCTTAATCTTTCACCGTCTTGGAATGGTCTAATATTATCAATATAATCTAAATTACCAAACTGCCATGAAGCAATATCATCATTGAATATATTAGTTACTTCAATCTCAAATGGTTTGAATAAATCACCAGCATCAGGGTCAGTTGATAATCCAACCAATCCAAATTTATCACCTACTCTAAATCCATATCCAGGTTTTGATAAAGTCCACGCAGAAATTTCATTTAACAAGAACTCTGGTCCAGTTGAATATCCAACATATTGAGTAGATAGACCAACAACATCTACAGTAATAGAAGCACCAACACCTGTTACTGTAGTGTTACCAAGACCAACTCTATAATTACCTTCAATACTTAGATATTCTCCGCTTGGTGCAGGTGAATTAATAACTGTATTCTTAGAATATCCAGATCCACCATTATCAATACTGTATATCAAACTACCACCAGCACCAACAATTGCTGTAATTGTTGCACCAATACCATAAGGTGAGTTACCTGGATCAGTTACACCAATAGCAGTTATTGTACCAAGATCTGTAGTATAACCAGATCCATATGTTAATTCGCAATAGTAGATAGAAGCAGTACCACCGCTATGATAAGAGTGTGGGATTGTGCTTATACCAGCATTAACTCTGAATGTTCTAGTAGAAACAATACCAGTTACATCTAGCTGTTGATCATAATCAGGGTAAATGTTAGTTGTTAAACCAACTCTTACTGTACCACCACCTGTATAAGGATGCGCTAATGTAGATATACCAACGAATGTTGTAAAGGATGTAGTAGTTCCTACAGACCTTACAGTGTAATAATATCCTTGAACACCGCTAGGATAAGTCTTAGCACCATATGTACAAGTAACGCCAATACCTGCTAACTTAAAGTTCTCAGGTTTTACTAATCCATGATTAGCAGCAGTAAATTGAAGAATACCAGTTGCAGGATTATAAGTTGCATTTGTTGGTGTTAATGCTGCACCAGTCCAAGAATCAATATAAAGTGCGCTAGAAGCAGCACTAACAAATTGATGTGTATATCCACCACCATACTGAACTGCTCCAGTTGTAGCACCTTGGAAGGTATGAGCGTAATTTCCACCAGAAACTACAGCGTTAGTTGCTTCATGTCCTGCACCAATATCATAATGATGGTTGCTAGTATCAGTTGAAACACCAACTTGAAGTGTAATATATCCAGTTTGTTTCTTAATACCACCTGTAGTTGCACTATCAAATGTATGTGCAAATTGATGAGCAGGACCAGATTTACCAACATCAACCGCAAATGTATCTACAGTTGTGCTCGCAATAGAAACCCACTTACCACTAATAGGATCGGAAGATCTTGGATATGTATGAGGAATTCTGTAATGATCCTTAGCGCACTTAAGTGATATTGAATTATCATCAAATTTAACTCTGTCGTTGTTCATAAATCCATGACCAGCGACTGTTACAGTCATAATACCAGCATTAGGATCATATACTGCATTAGTTGCTGTATGAGAACTGGATCCAACAGAATGAATACCAATTGGTTGATCAAATGCTCTATCACGCTTCTGATCCATGCTACCAACACCAGCAGCTTGGAAGGTGTGACCATAAGCACCACCACCATGAACTTGTGCTCTCTTAATAGCACCAGTTACACCAGATGAGAATATATGATCTGACTGTCCATCCAGACCAGACTTCATACCATTCACTCTGAATGTATTGGTAGTTACATTAGATACCTTAATCCACTTACCGCTATAAGGATCTGTTTCTCTAGGATATGCATGTACAGTACTGTAATCATCCATCTCACAAGTGAATGAAACTGCACCAGTTTCAAACATAACATAATCACCATTACTTAATCCATGATTAGCAGAGGTAACAGTCATGATACCTACACCACCATCATACTGCGTACCAGATTCAGCAGTTAGTCCTTCATGCGGTACATAATGATGAGTTGAAATATTTGTGGATGGTTGTGACGCTAAAACTTGGAAAGAAATCGTATTTGCGCTAGTAGAAGCAATAGAAACCGCAGTGGTGAATCCAGGATCACTCGATCTTGGATATTTGTGAACACTTTGATATGTGTCTAATCCACACCTAAATGACATCGATTCAGGTGAAATTTGGATAGATTGACCAGTCATGAAACTATGGTCACCAATAGTAGCTGTTACGATGCCAGCAGTGGGGTCGTAGATCGCCGAGGAGATGCTATAAGGTGCTATAGGTGACTTACCTACCTCTACACTAAATGAAGTGGTTCCTATGCCTGTTATTGGCAACCACTTACCACTAACAGGATCAGATGATCTTGGATAAGTCTTCGTAGAAGTACCGCCATCCATGTCGCACTTGAAGGAAATAGAGTCATTATCGAATCTAATCCAATCGCCATCATGAATAAGTCTGCCGCCAGGTACAACTGTAACAGTCATAATGCCAGCATTTGCATCATAAACTGCGCCATTTACAGTTTGAGTATCAATTGTATTTCGTGGATATGCGTGAGAAGAAATATAGCTATCATTAGCACAACGGAAGATAAGTGATCCAGTCGCTAACTTAATTGCAGTTTGTTCTGCTAATCCATGTTGACCAATATTAAGATCAAGGAATCCCGTTGTAGGTGTGTAAGTTGCAGTAGTGACACTATAATTGACAGTAGGTGATGTACCAACAGTAATAGCAATACCAGTTGCAGTAGTAGATGCAACGGAAATTGCGGTATCGAAGTATGGATCAGATGGTCTAGGATAAGACTTAGTTTGACTATTTCCATCCATAGCACACTTGAAGTCAAGTGAACTACCCTTAATCTTGATGGTTTTACCTGCCATAATATTATGGTTAGGTATAGTCATTGTCATAATACCAGCTACAGGATCGTAGATAGCATTAGTAGGTGTCCAACCAACATTAGTAGTAATACCAACAAATACATCAAAAGTATTAGCAGTGACATTCCTTACTTCGAGGAACTTGTCATTTACAGGATCAGATGCTCTTGGATATGTGTGATTTGTTGCATATCCATCTTGATCACATGTAAATGTCAAAGCATCTGTAGCAATACCAATCAAATTAGGATCAGTAAAGTTATGATTACCATCAGCAATAATTGTTGCAATACCACTAACATGATCATATACAAAGGAAGTTATTCCAATAGTAGTTCCATATCCAAGACCAGACTTACCAACATTGATAGTAATACTATCTGCAGTAGTTGTGGCAGAACCAATCTTATTATGGAAAGGATCAGTTATTCTAGGATATGCATGATTTGTTGCGTATCCATCCTTATCACAACTCATTGTGATTGATCCTGTAGCAAGTCCTACAAGATTGTTATTAGCATATACCAGACCCACAGCAGTAGATCCGATAGATAATGTCATCGCACCTGTTAATGCGTTATACCTAACATCAGATACATCTGCATAAACTAGAGTTGAAATACCAACATTTAAACTAAATGAAGTAGTTGAAGTAGTTGTTATACCAGTTGTTACACCGCTAATTGGATCAGTACTACGAGGATAAGTATGCTGAGTAGCATGATTATCTCTAGAGCAAGTATATGTTAATGAATTATTATCAAGAGTAATAGTATCACCTGTCATCATGCCATGACCAGAAGCAAATGATAGTGTTAGTACACCAGTACTTGCGTCATAAGTAGATCCATTTGGACTCTTCTGATTACCTGATTCTGCACCACTTTGAACATTAACCGCATTAGTAGCAGTACCACCAGCCCAAGTATGTACATAATCACCACCCATTATTAGAGCATTGGATGTAGCACTTCTAAAGACATGCTTATAACCAATACACTCCATTTGGAGTCCATTGAGGTAAACAGTTTCAGCTACATCAAGATTATGAGGTCCAACTGTACTGACCTCCATAATTCCAGATACATTATCATAGTATGCAGTTTCAATAGCAACACGCCTTCCTTCTGTAGGGAAACCAACAACATCTACAATTACACCATCTTCAATTACTGGTCTTACATTAGCACCTACAAATGGAGCATATCCTCTACCTGGAGTAGAAGCAACAGAAACAATAATACCACCTCTAGGTAACTGGTTTTCATTTACATCTCCTATGTCTATTATAGGCGTTTCATATCCAATAGAACTAATACCTGTAAACACTACACTAGCAATTCCTGCGCTAGGGTTGTCTAGAATCTTGAAGTTGGAATTAGTATTATTTTCACTATAAGGTGCTTGGAAGATATTATTAATGAATAATACACCATTACCACCAGTTGAACCAATACCAGTAACAGCAACACCAATAGATGTTAATGGATAAGTAGTTTCTAACCCATCAAAATTATTAGAAATATCATCAAATACTTGGTTCTTACTATAATCTTGTCTTAAGAAGGTTCTTCCACCAAAACTTGCTCTAGCATATGGTAAGTTAGACGCATTAATAATACCTAAGTCACCACCAAGAGGTGCTTGTGTGAAATGAACCTGACTATCTAAGATCTGGAATGATCCTCTAAAGAGTCTAACATCTTGACCAGCAGAATGTGGAGTAGCTGCAGTACCTACAGCACCCCTTTCAATCTCTACAAGAGTCCAAGTACCAATACCAACTACAGGACCAATCTTATTAGTACCAAATCCAACTGTTCTTACAATAGAGTATTCATCTTCAATCTTAAGTAAATCTCCAGATCTAATAGAACCAATACCACTCAAAACAAATGCAGTTACAAATCCTGCAACAGGTTCTTCTAATGTATAGTTAATTGCGGTATAAGATAATGGTTTCTGTACAAGACCACTAATAGAGATCATAGACTTAGAATCTCTCTTTCTCATAGAGAATCTATGCTTATTACCAGCACCAGTATTTTCAATAAAGGTTACTGCAGCACCTGCTATAGCATCATTTTCTGTTAATGCAATTCTGTACTGTTGATTATTATCTTTGATGCAATAGACAGTTTCTGGCAAATATCCAGTTACACCAGCACCAGTACTGTAGATAAGAGCAGATCCACCAATACCAATAAGGTTAGAATCTGGTTTATAGGTTAATTGCTCATAATTAGAGAAGAAGTGCTTTTGACTAAAGATACCAGAGTTATAAGATATTGCTGAAGGATCCGCAATATTTGTTTCACGAGCATAGATAGGTATTCCTTGATAAGTCAAATCAAATGATTTGATGTTTCTATTGTTAATACCAAGGTAAAGTGATTGGTTAGCATTTTCATATACTTGACCATAATTAATTTCACCAATACCACCAATACTACCATTAGGGTCTAATACTTTGTATAATACTTCATTGTAAGCAGTAACACTAACAATACCAGCAACTGATGGGTGGAATTCTAATCCATAAGTACCATCAGATCTATAAGTAGTTCCAAATGTTCCTATACCAGTTGTAGAACCAACAGATGCGAGTGGGGTTTCGGTAAGGAATGTTTGACTCTTCTCAGGATCAGATAACATATAAATCTGATGTAATGATTGAGTTGCGCCATAAGAAACATGAATTGTAGACTTAACAGATAAATCTGTAAGACTTGTTATACCAACAATTGTAGAAATGCCAGCTTTTGATTGACTGGTAACTTCAAATCTTCCTGTCCTTTCTGTACCATCTGGAGTAAATGGAATCTTAAATCTATAATTATTTGCACCAACAGTAGATGGATCAACTATAATAGACTTATATTTTACAGATACTGTATTTGTACGACCATTTTCAAAATCAAACTTAACTAAACCACCTTCAATCTTAGATGTTACTGTACCAATAAAGTTTGGACCAGAAAGACCACTTAGATTTTGTTTTGAGTTAAATGATGCTAATTCGGTCAAATATGTGTCAACACCATTATGCATAATTGCATATTCTAAGTAATCAACTTGTTTTGGTGAATTTGGACCAGGATTATCAATAACTAGTACTTGTACAACACCAGCTTGTGAAGAAGTAGTAGATATTCCAAAAATATTACCTGTAACCGAAACTCCAAGAGTACTTGCTGCACCAATTTGTGCTACACCACCTTCTAGTCTAATATGACCAAATGCTGTATTTCCAGTACCTATAGAATCTGAAAAATATGTTTGTAATGACTTAACTTCATAATCTGTGTCAAATGGCTCATTTGGACGGACAATTAACTGTGTTTCTGATTTCGCAGGAGAATACTCAGTATCAAATGTGACATATCCAGTAGAAAGACCAACTTGATCATAATTCTTCATTTCATTCTTCTGAAGAAGATAAGTATCTTCATCAACAGTTACTGAAATAAATTCATTAAACTGATACTGGTTTTTAGTAGGATCTTCTGCTTGATGAACAGTTTGTGTTAAGAATCTTTGGAAGAACCTTCCTGCAGGATAAGTAGCAACAATTCTATAATCACTCAAATCATTAGACTCATTAGACACAAATTTAGGACTAATATCGTCAATATTAAGAACTCTATTTGTTTTGTTTAAAATAAAGTCAGAAAGTCGAGTATTTCTTAATTCTACAAATTTAGAGATATTACCTTGAGATTCAAAATCTCTTGCCATATCAAATGGGTATATTGAGTCAACTCTAAGAGGATCTCCAATAAAGTCAAGAACTAATCCACCAGCGTCTTCTGCTGGAATATTTGTTTCACCTGGATCACCCAATGCCATAACTTCAGTATTGGCAAAGTTTTTAAGTCCAGATGGATGAACTATATCATTAACAAAGGTAATTAAATCTTCATATGTCTTAGGACTGTCAATTGCATAAGACATATTTTGATAATAATCATTATCTGGCAATACTTGATTACCATCATTAATAATTCCAACATTATCCCTCCAACCAACTAATGTCTTAACAGAAGACGCTATATTAAAACTTCCTGCAAATTCCTTAATACCAACAATCCTACACTGAGAACCACTTAATTTACCTATCAATATATCATCAATTTCTAAAGGCTCAGCACCACTAACTATAATTTTAGCAGCATTAGAGTCAATAAAATCCAAAGCAACATCTGCGATAGGATTGTTATTTCGTTTAAATGGTTCATTTTCAATAAATCTTGATGATCCCTTAATAACTTCAAATTTAGCAATATAATCTTCTTGAGTCAATTGACCAAATCCATAAGCAACTGTTGCACCAGTACCAGGATTAGTACTGATTCCATTTAAATCAAAAGTAACTTCTCTTGGGTTAACAGCATCATTGTAATCAGTAACTTCAATTGAAGCAAATTTATAATCTCCAGAGTTATATCCAGTACCACTTCCAGCATCTATTGCAACACCTTCAATTTGCATTTTATCACCAATCTTTATTGGTTCTTTAACATAACCCAAAACAGGAGTAGTAATTGTACAGGTTAATATTCCTGCAGCTGCTTGTACATTAAGGATACTAAGACCATTACTATTTCTAACAGGAGCAATACCGTAATCATTACCAGACAATCCAATTGGAGGTACTGAAATGGTTGCGCTAGTGACAGCAGAATCGCTTAATTCACAAGTAATAAGTCCATTATCTAAAATATCACCAGTTCCTTTATCAAATAAAACTAAAGCTGGTGCAGTGATGTAGAATTTACCACCATAAACAACATTAACTTCTTCAAGAGTCCCAAAATTATCAATATTGATAACTCTAGGAACAAAAGCATCTGGTTTAAGAGTGTTATCAGAAGGATATCCATAAACATCTTCTGGAACTGTCAAAGAGTCTAATTTATTAATTTTTAGTGATTCGGCAATTATTACACCATTCTCACCAGCATCTCCTATACTGGAAATACCAGGAAGTCTAGAATAGTTAAATCCAGGACTAGTTATTCTTGTTGATGCAATTCCACCAGTAGCATTGGCAGAACTTGTAGTATAACTAATATCCGCAATACCAGAATCATAATATAAAGATTCAGGTTTATCTTGTAGATTAAGATTGAAGGTAGTATCCCCAATACTAATAATTGAATAATTATCAGTATATAAACTATCAATATATTTTATTTCAGATCCATTAAATACAGTACCGTCAGCAGTAGATATACCAGAAGGAGTAAATAAACTATAATATATGATCTTAGGCGCAGTTTCAGAATATTTAACTTTTATTGTAGGATGGTATTCATTTGTATAAACTGGTAATGTTGATGCAACACCAACTGTTGACACAGTACTAACACCAACTATTTCAAATCCAAGACTTGTACCAGAACCAACAAATTCATTAAAGAAATTCTTGTCATAATAGAATTTTAAGTCACTTCCAACTAAAGTTGGGTCACTCATATCAAATATAAGATCATTATTTCTAAATGGTCTTAATTGTGGATTAATTGGATTAATAGTTTGTCCAGATCCACCTTGAGATGTTATATTAACAACATTTGGAGTTCCTGAAGTCTCTTTAAATGTATTTGCTAATTGAAGGGTATTTTCATCAATTGCAACAACATAATACTCTCTTTGAGTAATTCCATCTGGAAGATTTGTACCATAATATAAAATTTTATCACCTGTTACCAAATTATGCTGATATGAGGTAATTCTATTAGTTGTAGTGTTTATTCCAGTTTGATCAATACTAATTGGGTTAACAATTAGGTAATTATCAATAATTTTAACAGTTGCAAAGGTTGTTGTGCCAATACCAGTTGAAAGACCAGGTTTAACAATTAAATCGATCCTATCATCAGTTTTTAACTCATGATTTTCTGCAGTTTGAACTGTAGCAGTAATTTTTTGTACAGATCCAGTAACTTGCTTATCTGGGGTATATGTAAGTAAATAATCATAAGCATCTGTACCACCACTAACAAAATAGACATCATTAGATGTTTTTGTTGTTTTTATACCAATAGTATTTTCTGTTTTTCTTACAGCATAACATGGATCTGGTATATTAAAGGTATTTCCAATTCCGTCAGTTTTTAGACCTAAAGTAGCTCCACCAGCAGGAATAGTCAAACTTAAAGTATCATTAGTTCGTAAACCATGATTTTCTAAGTAAATACTTTGAGTTTTGATAGATCTAGTTTTAGTTTCCCCAAGATAATCATAATTCCTAGTTATAGTCTGTCCTGATGTAGTACCAAATCCTACTGTTTCTGTGGGGTTAAAATAAATCTTTTTAGATGGAGTAGACTCGAATTTATCAGTAATAATTGGTATTTCTATTTCATCAGCAAAAAATGTAACTCCCAATCCAGTTAAAGTAGTAGTTCCAGTTGCAACTGATCTACGAATCCTTAAAACATTATCATCTCCAAAAATATTCAATATACGAGCAGTTTCTGTTCCAATTCCAACGGTTGTTCCTATACCAGTTGTAGATGGAGTCATTGTAGCGAATCCAATCGTAGCACCTGCAGAAACTGTAGATGGAACAAATTGAACTTTAATATCGGTAACTAATCCAACAACAGTACTATCTAAAAGTTGAGTTGAGTAATTTAAACTACTAATAACATGAGAATCTGTTAATTTAGATACACTTGTGGACAATCCAGCAACTTGTACATAATCATCAAACTCTAATCCGTGTGATGGATCAAAATGACCAATAACACTTTGATTCTTCCATTCAAACACTACATCTTCATATAATTTGAATGTAGTGTCAATTTTATTAACTGTTTTGCCTTCTAAAAGACTTACAGAAGCATTTACACCAGTTCCACCAGTACCAGAGTTATCAAATCTAATAATTGAACCAGTAGTATATCCTGTACCTGGAGAAGCTATAATAAGATTTTCTACACCACCAATTTCAATACGATCAGGTAATGCTACATTAGGGATCTGTTTATATGGTTGATATACAAAATCATACGCAACACCATCACCAAACATATTGTAAGGGAAGGTATTTCTGATTAATTTGGAACTTTCAAAGCTAAAGTTGCTTTGTTTAATCTTTTTACCAGAAACTGTATTAACATCTATTGGGAATCCTCTATAAGTATTACCAATATAATATGGGAAAATTGGAGTATTTGTATTATCTACAGTAGCAAAATAAGCATATATTCCTTCTTCAAATTCAGGGGTTTTGCTAAATCTTCCATTATGCTCATCTAAATCTCCACTGGCATTATAAACATAATCCTCTATAAAGAAACCAGCTTCATAATCAGAAAGAGATGGTCTATTTTCGACTTGAGTTGTATCAAGAACATATGAAGACTTTAATCTTGTAGATCCTGACTGAATATTATCTGGATCTGATAAACCATAAGGACCATAGATTGGTATACCATCATATGCCCATCCAATTATAGGAGAATGTCCACTACCATCATCACCAAGATAATTTCTAATAGTTTCTCCATAACCAACAGATTCAATTGCTAATCCACCTTCAACTGGAGTAAGATAGTCTCCATTTACAGTACCAGTAGTATTAAACTTATTAGCAACTAATGATCTTACCCTAGTAGAGAATGTTGCAGCATCACCTGGTGCTTTAACAGAAACAACTGTAGTAGTTGCAGCATATCCAACACCTTGAGATAATACAATAACATCGGAAATAGCACCACCATTCATAACAGCACGAATTTTAGCACCAAAGGCACTACCAACACCAGTAACTGTTATATCTGGAGGTCCATCATAATTTGATCCACTACTCTGTACAAAAGCATCAATAATTCTACCATTAACAATAGTTATTCCTATTTGACCAAAATCGCCATAATTGATATCAACTGCAGGTGCTTTTTCAAAGTTTATAATATTTGATCCATAATCTTTACCCTTATCATACAAAATAGCTTCTGTAACTTCACCACGAACAACTGGAGTAGCATTTAAAGTAACTGGTGTATCTGAATCTGTAATAACATTAACATCAACAGTTACAGGTGGATAGAAGAAATCTTGATATCCAACTCCATGTGAAGTAAATCTCACATATTCTTTATTATTATAATTTGTCTTATCTGGAGTTCTAGTAGTAGCAATACCAGAATAGCAGAGTCTGAATTTATCCTCATCAAGATTTAATACCTGATACTGACTATTAGTGCTTAAACCAGTAATAGCAGTAGCTCCTGGAGTAGTTGATATGCCGTAATGAACTACTTCACCATCTTTAAATCCATGATTAGGAAATTCAACAAAATCTCTAAAAGTACTAACACCAGTTGGTGCTATAGAAAGTCTCTTATTTGTATATCCACTTCCACCATCAAGTATACTAACTCTCGAAATTCTTCTCTTAGTATTATAATCTCTGAATTGATGGATACCAGTATTTAAATTTGCTGCTGTTGTACCGAATCCAACAGTATTAACTCCAGCAATAGCATCAGCTTTTGACCTATAAAGTTTAAATATGGTTGCGCTACTAACTCCAACATAATAAGATTGCCCCTCAACTAAACTAGTATCAATACCAACTGGTGCAATAGTTGTAAGTCCAACAACAGGATTATTATTGGAAGAATAAATTACCCTATCCCCATCTTTATAATAATGGGGTTTATTCATTATAAATCGACCATTGCCTTCATCAGCATGTTCGATATTACCACCATTATAGAAAGATTTTGCATTAAATGTAAACTGTCTATATGCTAACTCTGTTACACCTTGCGCTTTTGCTCCATAACCATTTCCACCATGTACATCAACAGAAACTACTTTTTTAATTTCAAAATCAACAGGATCAATTAAAACCCCAGTAACAGTACCACCAATTGCTAATCTACCATAAGCAGTATTAATTCCAGTAGAACTATTTTCTATGCTGATTGAAGGTGGGTTAAGAACATCATATCCAGTACCAGCATTAACAAGATCAAGTGCTTTTAAAGGTCCATAGTAAATATATCTGTCAGACTTATAATTGGTGATTTCTACACCATTTATAAGCATACCAGTATTACCATCCAGTGTTACTTCAGAAGTTGTCTGTTGCGCCTTTCCTCTAGTTAAATCCTGACTTAAAATGAATCTTTTAAGTGTTCTACCTGGGAAAATGGATTTTCTTGCTTGTTCTACTTTAACAAAATCATGAATTCCAGTTGTTAAGTCTGGAGGTGCAAATTTTATAGAAATTCCTGATGGAATAAAGGATCTGGAAGGATATAACTTAATTTTGTTCTTTTGAGATAATACTTCAACAAAATAAGAGGCTGCATCTAATCCACCAATAGCAACAGTGTTTCCAACAGGCACATAAGCAATTTGCTCACCAGTTCTGAAAGGAACATCTTGTGGGAACGAAATTATGGTATATTTGTTAGATAAAGTATCATATCCACCCCATGATCCACCAGATACAGTAGGATTGACTAAAGTAGCATGAATTTTATCAGTATCGATAGGATATGTGGGAATAGAGTTAGAAGCTACAAATCCTTCTTGCTCATTACTTTCTGAGTTCTTTTTATCTAAAACATAGGTATTAGAAACATCACCTAAGAGTTGATTTTGTCCACCTATGATTGGAACAATTGTACTTGTTGCTTTTACCTGAATTCTTCTTACATCATACTCATATCCAGGAGTAGTTGTGAAAACACCAGATATACTAATCGAATTATTAGTTTTATTGACATAAGTTACTGTTAATGGTGATGCAGCGACTGTTTCAGTGTTTCTAACAAGCAAATCAATCTTATCACCCACCCTTAGACTAGCTTTATCAATATTACCTGCTAAAGTAAATGTAGATCCTGTTAAATCTGCAATTCGGTATCTAGCACTAGTATTGTAAATCCAAGAATTGAAGAAAATCTGTTCAAATGTCTTGGATGTCAATGGATTGGTTACAAATCTTCCAAGGTTCTTAACATTAACCCTTGAAGACATTGATAATCCATATAAATCCTGAAGAGTATCAAATTCACTCAAAACACCAGTTATTTTCATATTAACTGGTTTTTCTAAATTATTTTCCTCATATCCATAAACAAAAGTTGGTGTAAAGATATTTTTAGTGGATGCAATATCTTTTGTTGTCGTAGTTACACCAATAAACTGGTTTATAGTCTTTTCAGTGTAATCCAAACGCATATAATCATCATCTGTATCTACTCCAACCTCAATAACACCAGTTTGACCGAATCCAACAGTAGAGTCAACTGTAATAACTGTTGCACCAAGACCAACCTTACCAACTGCTTGAGTTCTTCCTGGAACAACAAATGTACCCTGTATTAAGTCTCTATCATCATATCCAATAAAGACAGAAATACGATAATAGTCATCTCTAATCTGAACAACTTCAGAAATAGGTCCACTAGCAGCATTTACTAAAGGATTACCTTCTTCATTGTCTTGAAACAGAGTTTGACCAACTAATTTATTAGCATCACCAGAAATTACCTGTACTGCAAAAGACTCTCTTCTCAAATAGTTGGCATAAGAGGGTTTTATGAGGTATTTTTCAAGATCATTGATTTTTGGTTCTAAACCAAACAGTGCTTTAAATAAAATCTTGAAAGATTCGTCAGTACCCTTAGATTCGTATAAACTTCTTGCTTCTTTTACGAAATTATTAACATCTAACTCAGGACTTAATTGTACACCCTCTAAACCAGGTGTATACTGCGCTTTTAACTTATCATAAAACTCATGAAGGAATAATGCACTTAAATTTTGTACCGCAGACCCTGTAAGATGGGAAGAAGCTGCAGTTTGTGTCCATTGCAAATTCTCAGTATCATTAAGTGCATGATATGTCTCAATTCCACAAAAACCCCTTACACACCCAGTAAAGCTATTGGTTGTTACTCCCGTATAGGTAATAATTTCACTATCAATCTTTAAAAGACCCCATTCTTGTGGAAATCCCTTAGTAGTACCATCAACTACAATTTCATCATCAGTAATACCAATGCTAGAAGCAATTGCTACTGATCCAGATATAACATCCTTAGTTAAATTGTCAATTCTAATATATTTGTCAATATTTTCAGCAAGATCTACAGGACCACCTTGATATTCTTGCGAAACATAATATTGCTTCAAAAAATCCTCAAAAAGAGGGTTTTCTGCAAGAGTAAACTCTGGAGCCTGCTCACCAACAATTTGGTATGTCTTAACTCTGGAGGATAAGGGGCTATAGGTTTCTATCATCCTTTTTTATGACCTAATGATGGTTCCGTTAGAGTAACTAGAGGTGACTTTATATCCAATTCCAGATATTTGTTGTCCAGAAGATATTGTGTCTCTCACGATATTTATCTTAGTATTTGACATGTCTAATTGGAGGTAAATATCCTTCAATCCTATAATATCATTGGATTCTGGATATGCTTGAATTTCAACAACACCTGATGCACGAGAAGTACCCGTTATATTGATGGTATTGATCATAATTTCACCTTTTACATAATCCACAGTTCCTGCAGAAGGTAAAACAACAGGTGGAGCATCATCAGAGAGTTCAGTTAATTGAACTACAGCAATATCACCCGTTTTTAAGTCGTCATGTGGCAAATCAGTGAAATATAAAGTATTTGGATTACCAGCAATGGTAAATCCAGTACTTTTTATGTTTTTGCCTTTAGGATTGGCATGAAATGCATTACCAAAGCATAATTCGTACTGAGTAAAGGCATTAAAAACTGGTTTTAAGTCTCTTCTTATTGTCAACCTAGTAATATTCGATGTAATTGCATTATTTGTGCCATCAATTGCTTTTAAAGCATCAGAATACTTAAATCTACCACCAAATGCGTTTAAATTAGTGGATTTTCCGTAATCTGTTAGTGAATTGGTAACTTGAGTCTTAAGACCATCAATATCACTGTAAATATTGGAATTAAAATAGACAGAAGTGTCTAATTCTACGAAAAGTATCTTTAAATCGACTATTCTTTGGTTAATTCCAGCAATAGAATACCTTTTTAATCTATCTAAGATCTGTACTTTAGTAAAGTCGGACAAATAAGTGGAATTTCGAGGTTTTACACTTAATACAACAGTACCATATTCAGGTGGATCCAATTCTTCACCACCAATTACCGAAACTGACTCTGCATCAGGGAAAACACTCTGTATAATCCCCTCATAATCCTTTGCTGTAACCGCCCTGTACTGCGATGAATAGACTCTAGGTGCAATATACTTAATAGAGTCTATTTCTTCGATATCACCGCCTCCTTTAGCGGTTTGAATCGTTGTTAGAACAGGAGTTGCTGCTGCTGAAAGAGGATTTCCAGCATCATCTACTGCATCTGCACTAAATGAGAACTTTTTACCATCATTTCCTGCTTTTCCATCAGTAATAATATAGCTAACTTCAACAACATCTCCATTTTCTAATTTTTTACCAAATAATCCATCCCCAAATAGCAATTCATACTTCTCATCTTTGATTTCTTGGATAAGATAGATGTTTGACTTCTCATTTATACCTGTAATATTATCAACTACAGAATATTCAAGTCCAGAAGACGCTCCAGACTTCCTAACAAACACTCTAATTGATGCAGTATCGATAAATGAGTTGTCTAATATAAATCTTTGGTCTAAACTAGCATTTACAATGAAATTTTTCTTTAAAAGTGTACCCTGATATATCGTAAGATTCCTAAATTGAGCAGTTCTTGGTGGATTTACGGTAATATTACTTCCAGCATCTACTGGACTGCTAACAGTTATGTCTTCTGGGATAGAAAATGTGAAAGAAGTGTTATTTTGAACTCCAACTGCGACTAATCCTTTCTTTAATGTGACGCTATTACTGTTTCCGTTGAATTTATAGTCAAAATTTATGATTGCTTCCGAAGATTTACGAGATCTAGGTACATATCCGATGTTTCTTGCCAATGAAACCACATTTTCTCTCAAAGTTGCCGAATCCAAGAAGGATTCATTAACAACCATGTTGCTATTAAATGCCGAAATATAGGTATTATACGCTAAAATATCGATTAAAATCGACATATTTGATCCTTCAAAGTCAAAATCAGTAAAATTACTGTTTGCTCTGAGGTAAGACTTGATTTGACCCTTAATTTGATCAAAATCTAAGTTTGTAAACTTGGTTACTGGCATTTTTTTACCTAGTTCCTTCTAAAAGAAATGCAAAATTTTGTACAGGGAGGTCTTCACCTACAATTTTATAAGAAATATTCATTTCAAAGGAGTTATTTAAGTCTGGTCTAGGGTTTGCAGTAATTTCAGTTTCAGTTACCCTAGGTTCATACATCTCTATAACACTTTTAACCTTCCTTGCAAGCACTCCACCTGTGACTTCATCACAGAAATCGAATAATAAATCACCTACATCCGACCCTATGTCACTATAAAACCTTTCCTGATTTCCAGTTTGGACTAAATTCCTAATAGAACGCATAATAGCCCTCTCATTTTTCAACACATTTAGATCTCCTGTGACAGGATTTGGTTGAAAATCAAGGGTTATGTCTTTATATGCTCTAGATTTAGTCGCCATTGGCGAATTATAATAGATGTCAGGGTTATTTATACCCTATTTTCTCAATTCCAGCGTGTAACTGTTAATTCTATACTATTATCATCCATTTCCCACTCTTCTGCGACCTGCCAACCCTCTTCTTTTACTGTATTATGGATGGTCATCCTTGCATATTGTTGTCTAACTTTCTCAATAAACCTCTCTGGAGGGAATGGTTGACTCCAAGTCTGTAAATCAGCAACCAGTTCATATTCCTTTCCATTCCAACGGAAGCCAATTTCATTATCAATAGAAATATCCACTTGCCATTTTTTATGTTCATGGTCAAGTGGATTTTCTAACTCGACATCTTCTACTACATTATACTGTAGTAACTCTAATGCTTCGAGTAAAGCAGGTTTTTTTGTAATCTTAGTCTTTATCGTACTGAAATGTGACATTAACAACCTTCTGAATCGTGCGTAAATTCCTCAACATATTCTTGAAAATCTAACTCCTGATAAAAAGAAGGAAGAAAATCTCTATTCACAACATTACCAAGCTGCTCTTCTACTCCCTCAGTTGCCTTTAAACATTGCTTACCAGTTGCACCGATAACCTCTTCGGTTACAGTACCATCTTGTTTAATAGTGTACTTAACCGTTTCCTGTTTTGACATAACTAAAAAAGCGAGTGTGTGTTATTTAGAAGGTTTTTTTCTATGATAGATTTCAACAATCATTACAAAGACTATTATAATGAATACGATGATATCATCAATCACGGTTTACCAGTTCTTACTTGTGTCTCTAGTATAGCCTCTTTAATAACAGTTTTCAACTGTCTTAACTTCTTCTTACCAATACCTGCCCTAGTATCAATCTTTACCTTTAACCAGTATAAGAATGTAAGTACAAGTATAAATTGAATCCCTTCTGCCCAAGACATATTCCATGCCTCATTGAGATCGAGACTCGCCGCCGCCAGGAGATTAATCATTTTCTTCCTTGTCCTCTATAAGGTTTACGAGCCGAGTTACGGGCGGTAGCAGCATGTTTAGTATGCTTACTGTTACCTTGCCTAGTCTTCTTTGGTCTCGTTTGAATGTTCGTCCCCGTGGGACTCGTGTACATTTTCGCCATTGTAAGTTGAATGTGTAATAAGATCAGGTGATGGATATCCAGTATCATAATAACACTGAGATAATTCCATCATTTTCTCTAGGAAAGCCTCCTCAGAGAGACCTGTATAGATCTCTCCTCCTTCGATGGTTATATTATATAACTCGTTGCTTTTCATGCCCCACACGGATACGAGGGTCACACCAGATCTCAAATCCAGCATCGAGAGCATCTAGACAGAATGAGACATCCTCTCCACACATGTCTTGTACCTCTCCAGATTCAAAGACTTGCATCTTAGGTGCGAACCAAGGATACTTCATCTTATCATGTTCCCATACACCATGCTTGATAAGAACCCATCCAAATCCTGTGTAATCGACAGTAAATGGTTTCTTACGCTTAGACATAGTTTCACCAGTCTCATGATTCATAACCCCTCCGTTATTACGGAAGTTATCTTCATCAAGCCAGTGAGCAACAGAAGTAGTTTGACCATCTTCCGTCATATACCAACCTGCAGCAATGTTCTTCTCCATAAGAACAAGTTGTAGGAACTTAGGTGTGTTGAATACAATATCACTATCAATCCATAACTGATAGTCATACTTAAGTTTGCCATCCCAAGGAATCTGGTCTGGACCTCTTAAGACATTAGCACCAAGACACTTACATCTGGCAAAGTTTACCATAGATGAATAGTCTTGACTAATCTGTATACTTACTCCATGCTGCACTAAGTCAAATGCAAGTTGCACGAAGTTCTTCAAGAAGACATATGAACAACCACGACCAGGCATACAGAAGACAACGGACTTGCCCTTTAGTAATTCCCATGCCCTATCATAATCCCATTCTTCCTCTTGCTTCTTAGGCGGGTTTTTCGCCTTAACAGTAAATCCTTTAGCCATAATGTTTTAAAACACTTCGTTATTATAACAGATTATATATGCACAGTCAATATGAAGCATCTGCCATATCATCTTGTTCTACTTTAACTATAGTGAGTTCATCATAATTATTAACCCTCTCTCTAATCTTTTTGATCAATTGCTCTTCATCCAGATTAATTAAATCCCCTACAGGTGTATTATGGTTGTCGTATACATGGAAAGTTGTGTTCATTCTTCTTCAATGTAAAGTCCGTCATCTGTGAGGTTTATAGTAACCTCGGTGTCCTCATACCAATCGAGTTCATTGACAAATCTTTCTGGAACTGCTATAATGTACTCATCAGTTACATTATCGACCCTTATGGGAGTTTTGAATTTATTAAATTTTTTCACATTATTGTGGACTGACCTATGATTTTATATATCAGAAATTTTTTTTCTAGACAGATATCGAAAGGTCGAATTGGGTCGTTTATAGCTTACAAAGGTTCCTTCGTTTTAAACACCGCATCGCAACACCCCACGATAACACATAAGAACAAAAACACTGCCGAATTGTTGACACTTACTGTGTGTTACAGTTAGTATAACATAAGACTGCCAATTACATAATGCTCAGTGATACTCAGAGTGTCATGATTACCTCATAGTTGTGTATACATTGTATTATAACATGATACTCACAGACTGTCAACAACTGTGCAGGTCTTATGTTATAACAACTGCATGAGGATTTAATGGACTGTGTGTTACAAACTGTGTGTCCCCTACTTGACATTCTGCGATCCTCATGTTACGCTCGCTTTACTAACATCATAATCACGCAATTAGACCCCTTAGAGTATCATTTAGTGACCACACAGTTAATGATACATAACACGCATACTTGTTTATTTAAGTATTTAAAAGAAATGCGTACTTTTCCACAAAAGTGTTAATAACTGTGGAAAACAGTTCTTATTACTTAGTGGCAAATCTTTCAAACTCATTGTGTATCAAGGGGTCTATACTTTTGCGCCTTATATCCACTTAGTAGAGAATCTTCTGTGGAATTGTTGTTACTAATCAACTCACAATCTTTGAACTGGTGAGGATAAACTAGCATAGCAACTTTACAGGTTGGATATAAAGAATGTTTGCAATGTGAGGGTTGTTCACTAACACAAAAGGTGATGTAAGTATCACCAACAAATTGTACATCACCCACGATATTATCATACTTAATTGTTACTCCTACTTTGAAGTCTGCTTCCTGCATGATACTAACTGGTGTAGTGTTGTTTGTAATAAATCGTCTACATGTTCAGGAAGTTTGTTATCTTTTCCATTCCAAACTTGCTGATAGTTTAATACTAATGCGTGTAAGAATGACAGTTGATTGTGTGATAAATCCACTGAGTATTGTGTAGGTTTAGTTGTCATTTAAGCACCCTTATTGTTATTAGATTGTTTATAATCTAGGGGCGAAATCGGGCGTGACTCGTTGTTACTCACATTTTGCATTAATTGTTCTGGGAATAACTTAAAATACTCGACAATCGCATCATAGTTAGTGATAACAACTGGTTGAGGATTAGTGTTCATAGTTGTTAATTAAAAGGGGTGAATAGTGTGTGCTTGAGTAATAACAAAAGGGGGAAAATGATCCCCCTATTATTAACACTCCTCCAGTGAAATTAACTCAAAGTCAATAACATTTAGATCTTCACCTATAATGTTAATTAGTGAGCGTAATTGCTTTTCTCCATTACTATAAATGTTGAAATGTGCAATGTAGTCATTAACACTAACTAGGTCTACGATTACATCATCTTGTTGATATTTAGAGATGAAATCTAAGAGCAATGTGTTACTAACTGATGCAAAAGCTATTTCACATTTAGCGACATATCCTTCAAAGAAGTTTATATCTTTTGACAGTTTTTCAACTGTTAGAGAAGATTTACGAGGCATTAATTACTCTCCTACGAGTTCATTAAGACGGGCAATTACATCATTTCCGTTAACACAATCTTCAAAGAACTCTTCAAGGTCAATGTTAACAAAAGGAACAGATTGTAGAGACATTGTAGTAAAATAAGGTACAAAAATACCCCTAGTATGTTTATAGTCCCCTAGAGGTGATTAGAGGGACTATGTTTCAACAAATCAGATGATTTGACCTTGACAAAGTATCATTCCATCCCAAAAATCAACGGTTTCGTTAATAGTGGAGAGATACCAATCAAAGTTCTTTTGAAACACTTTGCAACCATATTTGAACTCACTAAGTAATGCATTTAGTCTTGATTTTGTCGTTACTGTTTGATAACCACAAGATGACAATTTGAGTGCATTAGTGTGATGATCTAGCGTTGCAATGTTATGACCATGTAGTAAGACTTGTGAGCAATTTGTTAACTCATTATACTGAACTGTGGTGTTGCTACCTGCCCAGTTTGCCTTTCTTAGAAGTGCTGAGTTCATTTGCTTTTCAAGTTTTCTCATAGGGTTCAAAAATGCTTTGTTTGCTTGACTCTTTAATTATACACGATTTAGGGGGCGTGTATACCACTTGTGGGACACTTTGTTGACTGGTACACCTTAAATAACATTTAGTGTGTACACAGTTTATAATAGCTATTGGCACATATCTTCAAAGCGTTGATATGCAATAACCTCGCATTGTTCCTCACTAAATTGAGGATATTCTTCGCATACTTCTTCAAACAAAGTTTCAAGAATTGACTCGTGATGTAATACTGACATAATTAAATTGCCTCAAATTGGTTAACAACAATGTCCTCTAATTCTGATAGTCTATCATCATCAATTAGGGAAAGATAGTCTACTAAAATCTCATTTAAGAGATTCTCTCGTTTATACTCTGGGTAGTCAGATAGTAGACAATCAATTACATCTGACTTGAGATTTAATACTCTTGACATTATTAATTACCCTCCCAGTTGTTAATAAATTGATCTAATGATTTGATATCTAAATCATCATCATCAAAGTCAATCTTTGCTGCTGAATATACACCCCACTCTGCTAATTCTATGGTGAATTCTTCCCAATTAGAGCAGAAACATGCCATATTCTGAAAGTTATCTACATCCTTAATTCTTTGGATTAAAGTATTAGTTTTGTTCATTAATTCTCCTCCACTAATGATGAGAATTGTGGTAAACCTTTTGAATTATCAGTAACAATGAAATCAAAATTATTAACTCTGTTAAGTATATCATCACCCATATTAAATGATGATACAATTCTCTTAGTTAATGTGCCACCATTAAATGATAGAACTCTAAGAAATTTGTCTGTTATGTGTTGTCCACCCCATGTTTTTACAGGATAGTAATCAACAACAACTGAACCAGATTGTGAAGTAATTTGCATAATAAAGAATGAATAATGTGTGCTGCTGACTATTAAACACCGAGGTCTAATAGTAAATCTTTTAGATAACATTCAGCGCAATCTTCAGCGTCATAAATGTTATCAAAAGAACCGAGATCAACCTGATCACCAGTAATGCAACCAGTTGAATCATTGTAAATCATGGTACGAACTTTGAAAATGTCGTTACCATAATGATAGATTGCTAGATTTGGATCTAGATCGTTTGATCTACGGTAAGAATCAAACATAGAGGTGCGAACACCTAAAGACCACTCAAAACCTAGGTAATCGTCACATAGGTTGATGGACTGTGAAAAGAGAGATTTAGTAATTGAATTATTCATGCTTTAAGCATAGCATAAAAAACGGGGTTTTGATGTTCATGGTGATACAAAACCCCGATTTCGTTACATTGTGAAATAATGATATTAATTGCTTGCAATTTCGTCTAGTTTAACAACAATTTCCTCCAATTCATCCTCTTCCCTATCAGATAGGTCAATACTCATTTGTTCATAACACCACAACAATAGGTCTGCTTGATGTTTATTAACTACAATAGATTGTGCAGTAGTTTGTGTCATTGTTTTGAGTGAATTTAAAGAATGAAAGTGTTAGCTATTTAGTGAGGAATTCAAAGATAAAGTAATCTAAACTGACATTTAGTTCTTTACACTTTTGTTCATAATGTGCTAGACTATTCTTGTTAGTTTCCAAGTCAAAATAGTCTGTTTGGATGATAAATTCCTGATCATCTTTTAGATCATTAATGTTCATCATTGTTCCCAGTAAAGTGCATTAAACTCAGCGATATTTAAATATTCTGGGTCATGCAATCTACCTAAATGATCAACATCTTCTACACCGTCCTCATCATAACATATAAAGACGAATTCTTCAAGAAAATGTTCAACAGATGCAATCTTTTCTCTTTCAATACATCTTAAGATGTCACCAATTTGTTCATCTTCCATGTTACATTCATCAATGCAAAATGCAATGTTTTTCTCTAATTGTGTCATTTGATTGTTAGTGAAGGGTTTGGATTAGATGTAACATTATCAATTAATTCATCTAAAGTTTCCTCATCAAATGTATACTTAATCTCATCACATAACTCTTCTCTAGATTCAATTTCTCTTAAATCTTGTGTTAGAGTTTGTGTTACAAATTGAACGAAATCTTTATGGGTCATACCATCAATTTGTAACTCAACATACTGATCAATTAGTTCATCCCATTGTGCAGATGTTAGTTGTTTCATTAAGCACCTCCAAAGGAAAATTGTGGACTTTGTAGTAAAATATCTCTTACATGTTCCCTATCTAAACTATCACCATCACCCCAAGAATATTCGGGCATTGATGGATAAGCACACATCTGTAAATATAACCAACTTGCCTCTAATATGTCTTTCTTTGTTAAACCTTTAATTGGATAAAGATCAGATTGTGGGTTATAAAATGACCACACATAATCAATGAATTCTTGTAAGTTATTCATGTTAATTAACCTCCTAAGTAGTTGTTAAGTGTGCGGTAAGGTTTATAACAATATTGTGCTTGCTTTTTCTGTTTAATTGTTTCATTAAAAGTGCGGGATTCTTCAGGTGTTAATCCTGCAAAATAGTTAAGAAGATTGCCATCATAACTATCAAATAGTGCATCAAGTTTTGTGTTCATTGGTTAGCGAGAATGAGAAGTTTACCTAGTAAGAGTGAATTAAATCTGCAAGTTTCATCATCTTTGTATTCTTTTTTAATCTCATTGAATACAAGTTCGATTAACTTTTCATACTCTTCAACTTGTAAATCATTGTGATCGTTTAAGATCTCAGCACCCCACGCAAATTGCACAGAGTCAGTTTGTGTTTCAACTGGCAAAATCAATTCCTCAATTAGTACATTATCAATATACTCGTTATCAGGTGCATATTCAACCTCTCTTGTGCCACTTTGTTCACTGGTTTCTTTGAACCAGAACCCGTCACCCGTCATTTCCCACCCGTCAGCGATTGCCTCATCATAGGTTAATTCTTTACATTTAACCATAAATTACCTCACCAAAAATTGCATTTTGAATGATCCAATCTGCCATGTCACTATCACAAACTGTTTTATCGTTGTCTATAATATAAGCGAACACTTGTTGTCTATAGCTAATATGTAATTGTACATCTTTCTTACACTCTGCTATAGTAATTATGGACGCTTCAATATCATCTTTAGTCAAAGTATGTGATTCTTCTTGTTCACAATCATGGAAAGTTACACTAGAATAATCATCAGCAATATCCATAGAATCTGCCCAATAATTACATCCATAACCTGCCATTTCCAGGATATTTTCTAACTCTTCATCTGTTAATGTGTATTCAATTTGTAATACTTTTGTCATTCTACCTCCGCAATTTCTTTAACATCATTAATGTCCCAATCTGATACCCATTCATCAATTACATCAAAATTGTTTATATTTTCCCTAACTAATGCTCTTGCTTCGTCTTCACATTCTGCATCAACTTCTACTGTGAAATAGTTAATTTCTGCACATTCAATTAGATAACTTTTCATGTTAAATACCTCCTTTAAATGTTAATGAGTTTGAGTAATTGTTTTTATTAAGTACACATGACTGATGGATATTAAAGAGAGTTTCAAAATTAACACCCTCCCAATCTGTCCACTCTGAAACATAATCAGAACAGTTAAAATCACCTGTTCCATCTATATTTTGTGGGCAACTTCTGAAGTCATTGTTATCATCAACCCAGAATAATCGCCCGAATGATTCACTATGAAACATGATTAATAACTCCTGTAAGGGTGAACAACTGTGCTAATACTATCTAATACATTAGAACTAAGAATTCGTGCATTAGTTCTTAAATTAAATGCGTTAGTAAATAACACAAATAGTAAAGCGATTGTGCCTAAATTTCTCATAAATTAACCTCCTTTAATGATCACTAGGGAATGAAATTATATTAGTTGAACTATTTTCAACTGCTACGATTTCACCAGTTATGTTATAATGAGCATCAGCTATTTGACATGCTTCTTTATAACTTGTGGTGAACTTCTTTGGTTCGGTGAATACAACAAACATGTTAATCCTCCTTAATAGTTTACAATAATGTCCCAGATTTCGATATAGTTTCTCAACCAATCTTTCTGGTAATTTGATAGTTTATCATCAGAATCACCGTATAAAATATCATCTGCACTCATTAACTCTAAGTTATGTTTAGTGCAGAAATCTTCTAATACATCTGATAATAAATCTAAACGAGAATCAATAACACCTAATGACATGATTAACCCCTCCTTAAGTATAACCAACCACCTGCCCAATCGCAGTTTTCATAAGCATATTCACGCTCTTTTATGATCCTTAAATCATAACGAACATGCTTAGTATGTGGTGATTTCCAACTAGCAGGTTTGTAAACTTGACCAGTTTTCTTATCAACAAAGCAGTGAACACTTGTGTCTACATATTCACCATCACGCCATTCTGCTTGATTAATTTTATAATATTTGCGTCCTTCTCTAATAACAAATTGTGTCAACTTCTCTGCACCTGACTTAATTCTCTTTAGTCTCTGTTGTGCATAGTCTGAAGTGAAAGTTTCCAAACTTTTAACAGTATACCTTCTATAGTTAGAATTAAGACGGTTTGCGAGTTCTTCTGTCCATTCGGACACCAACTCTGGAACTGTTCTTGTTTGGGTCATAAATCCTTTATTTGTTTACATATTCATTATAACTCGGCAAGTGCCTCTGTCAGTCCATTGTGTACCACTTTGTTGGTTGGCACACGCTCATCAATTAGTTTAGAATATTCTTTATGCAATTCACAACCTATATAATGCCTACCCAAATCCCTAGCTACGACTGCTGTTGTGCCACTTCCCATAAATGGATCTAGTATAATATCACCCTTTTGTGATCCTGCTTTAATACATGGTATAATTAATTCAGGTGGAAATACAGCAAAATGTGCGCCTCTATAAGGTTTATTTGTTATCGACCAGACAGAGCGTTTATTCTTTTTTGGATATGATTTTGTAAGACCTGAATGTGGTTGTAATCCTGTTCCTTTATTGTGATATTTGCCTTTTGATCTATCTCTTGTTCCCCAATCTTTTGCTGGTTCTTTGATACTTTCATTGTCATAATAGTATTTTTTGTTCTTACTTAAGAGGAATAAGTATTCGTGGGATTTTGTACATCTATCTCTTACACTTTCAGGCATTGGATTAGGTTTATGCCAGATAATATCTTGTCTTAAATACCATCCATCTGCTCTTAATGCAAATGCCAACATCCAAGGAATACCAATTAAATCTTTCTCTTTTACACCATCTAATTTATTACCTCGTCTTGCACATTTGTCTGGTAAATCTTGTTTAGTATTAGATACAGTTTGTTTAACTAATGCTTGACCTTTTCCAGGTCTATAGTTATAATAACTATCCCCAATGTTTAACCATAATGTACCATCATCAGCAAGACAATCTTTCACCTTAGATAATACTTTAACCATCTCCTGAATATATTCTTCAGGTGTTTGTTCTTGTCCTATTTGACTATCTTCCCCACCATAATCACGCAAACCGTAATAAGGTGGGGATGTAACACACATTCGTGGTTTATCACAAATACCTATCGTAATTTGTGATTTTAAAGTATCAAGAGTTTGGCGACAATCACCATATAAAATAGTATCTTTCATCAATTAAGATTCACTCGCTTAATGTCAACATCACCATATTGTTCTTCAACAATTCTTCTCGCAGCATCATAATTTGTTGCTGGAACTTCAACATCAATCAAACCCATATCGTTACGATAAAATGTAACTGTGGCGGTGCGATAAGCAGACATAATTAATAATTAGCTAGGTTACTTTAGGACATTTGTAAACACAGTGGATGGCACAGAAGTTAATACTCTTTGAACACTAATTGTAGTGCCAAGTCTATTGTTTATTGCTGTTTCTGCCTTTTCAGGTGTATCAGCAATAACTTCTTCTGTATACTCTTTACCACCAGTTTGGTAAGTAATTGTTTGTAAATAGGACATAGTTATTGTACTTGAATAGAATCTTTGAGATCATCTTCACTTAACATACTAATTAAAGTTGTTTTGTTATCAATAATTTCAATGTTACCTTTTGCCTCTTTAAGTGCATCGTGAGCAACAACTGGTGACTCTGCAATAACATTTTCTGTGTAATGTTTCTTGCCTTTAGGTAACTTACGATAAGTTACTATCTGTACATAATTTGCCATAATTAATGAAGAATTACTATAATTTATTTAGGTGATTGCACCAAATGGATTAGACCTACGGAATCCCCATTTATCATACATTACAGGGAATGTTGTTGCTTTATATCGCAATTCTTCAAATTCTTCTTGAGGTAAATCCCAATGTAGAATCTTCCAAACATTCCTAGCATTACGACATTTACGAGATTTAAATAGTTTCAATTTCCATTTTCGTTCTGTCTCCTCGTATGTTGGTGGGTATTGTTTATACAATCGTTGTGAATTAATAGTATTGTACTTAGCATTATCATAAGTTTGATAATAAAACTTAGTCATCAATTAATCCTCCAAAAATCATAACCATAAGGTGCATCAATCTTATCATAATCAAATCTCAATGCAGAATCCCATGTTGCCTCATAATCTATACACAACCATGAGGGAATATCATAATCAATTAGTTCCATTACATCAATAAATTCTTCTACTGATTGATAATTTCCTTGGTACAATTCATCACAACCTTCAACATATTCAATACCATTACTATCAACATACCTATCAACTACTTCTTGTGCATCATCACAACCAATGTTCTCAATCGCTTGAGAATATGGTTCAAAATATTCTACTTTATCTTCACCATAAGTATCAAGAAAGTCAAGAACTTCGTTTAGTTGATAGTCAAATTCTATCAATTCTTCAATTTGTTCTACTGTCTCTTTGCTGAAGACTTCTTTATAATTAGAAGACATAGTTACTGGCATTGAATTTACTCATAATGAAAAAATGGTGGTTTCCTATCGCCTCCATGTCTGAAACCACCAAAGGGACATGCAGCAGTTGAGAGAGTGGGACTAACTGTAATGGGTTTCACCCAAGAGTCCAAATTTAACCTATGGGAATCGCTTACACCTGAACCCCCAGAACTGGGGCATAGGAACCACATATCCCTCAACACATTCATTATAGCAATAAAAAACCCCCTGAATAGGGGGTGAGTGTCAGTTCTTTAGGTGTCACACATTGAAGTGTGCTTTGTAAGAAGTGCTGGCATACTCATAGAAACTACGAAGAGATTTGTTAGCTAATTGATAACCTTTTTTGCAATCTTCCACAAATAAGTTAAACTCATAGTTATGAATTTTAACTCTTGACTGGAAGTCTCTCTTATAATGATTAAGAGTCAAAACTGGTTTAGCAGGTCTTTTTAATTTCTTCGTTGTTGCCTTAGTAACAGTCTTTTTAGGAGTTGTTGTTACTTTACGAGTGCGTCTTTTACGAGGAGTTGTTGATACTTTCTTCGTAACAGGTGCAGCAGTTGGCATAAAATAATAAATGCAAGTGTGTAGGTGAGCGAAACATCAAGGGACTAAGGGAAGTCAATTACTGAATCGTCATGTGTCTGCTTCTAAGTCAGACTAGATTCAAACTTAGTGATCCCTTGACTGTTTCGCATACTCATTATAGCAGGTCTAAGTCCTTGCCAACCCTCTGTTGTGACACTTTATCGACTGGTTCTTCATAAAATACCTCATTATTGAACCCAATCATCAAGTGTTTCCATGATTTATTATCACCATGTTCAACCATTTGGTAAACTTCTTCAATAGATTCAGAACCATTATTTGTTGACCATCTTCTGCGATACCATGAATTACCAATATCAAATGTATATCCTTTTGATACTAATTCATCAATAAATGGATCATCATGGTTTATAATAACTCTAGATCTAAATTTAGGATCTTGATTAGATTTTCTAACATATACAGTATTGCCACCATCAGGTGATTCATAAATGTTAGTTTCATTCTCTTTTTTAAGATTGAAATTCATAATGAAATTGTACAATCTGTCCTGTAAATGCATGATTAATAAAAGCGAGGTTGATTTACTTCTACTTCGATAGTATCAAAAATTCTATTCAATGAGTTGGCATATGATCTATAACCACTACCAACATATAGTTGACCAAATACAACTGAAACCGTAGCTATACCCCAAAAGATATAATAAAATTTCGATTTAATTTGATGTCTTTTTTTATACTCTGGTCGAGTCCATTCAGGAATTGGTGCAGTCATTTTTGTGATACAGTTTGAATATAAACTTTATCCGCAGGATATCGAGATTTAATTAAATCTTCAATATGTCTCCTATCGGATGTATCAGAATCTATAGACACAAAATGTGATCTACTTTGATAATCTGTGTATCTGGCAATAACTTCAAATGTCGTCATTTTTAGATACCCTTGTCTGATAATATGTTATTATAACACCAACCGACAATAAAATCAAGGTATCAATAATTTCGACTGTAGTGTTATCCATTAATAAAGATTTTCTTCTTGCTCTGTTATTATAACACAATCTGATGTAGGTGTCGCTACACAAGTTAACACATATCCTTCCTCTACTTGATCATCATCTAAGAAAGATTGATCTTCTTGATTAACACTTCCCTTTTCTAATTTCATTGCACATGATGAACAAGCACCAGCACGACATGAACTAGGATGATCTAAACCTTCCTCTTCTAATTGATCTAGAATGTATGTATCTTCTGCACAATCAAATGTACTAAGTTCAACCCCTTCAGAATCTTTGAGGGTAATTGTATATGATGCCATGAAATTTAAGCGTGTCGTTGATATTTATCGTTTATAATATCAATTACTTGATTACATAAATCAGGATATTCTAACTTATCTTTATAGTGATCTTCGAGAGTAAAACCAACATCATCTAATGCTTGATCGTAATATAATTTCAATTTGTTAACAATATCAACTAACTGATTAAATGTGTTATCATTGTTATTAACCATAAATCTAGATCGTTCAGATTTAGGTAAATTATTAATCTCATTAATTAATTCACCAAACTGTATTAACTCAAATAGATCTAATGGTACATTTACTTTACTCATATTATTTTATTGTAGTTAATATTATAAATGTGAAACATCATGCTATGATAACCACTATTATATTTCTTACCTGATCCCTTCATTTGTAGATGAAATAGTTTCCTACCATCTGCAATTCTAAATTCAAGAGTTGTATCATTGAGTGTCCATCTACCATTTTCAACCTGTTTAGCTATAGTTTCCACAGGAACCATTCTAATCATTTCAGATCCTTTAGTATGAAATATAATAGTATCAACTGAATCACCATCATATCCCTTTCTAACAATAACATCAAAAATTGCACACTTGTTTCGATTCATCCATGTTACAAAAGAACTGCAAATTTTCTTTTCTATATTATTTTTGTACACTCGGTTCTGTCTTATCTCCATAGCAGACAGAGTTAAGTCAGGATGTTTCTCTTCTACAATATTATTACATTCTTTGTTATAATATCCAAAGAACATATCAAGAAACTTTTTATTGTTTCCTTTAATCTTAAAGTGTTCAATAAAACCTTGAGTAGACAACAATGCTACCTGAGTATGGTTCTTTGACATACTCTTACAAGAGTATTTTCTCTTAGTGCCTTCATTATCATAAACATCTACTTTAGTTTGTGGTCTTCCATCAACTTGATGATCTCCACCAAATAGTTTATTAAATGTTCCAGCAATGTGATGCTCGAATTCATGTCCTTTTTTCTTGGCATTTTTACCAGCAGTCACAGCAGCAGTCATATCAGATCGTTTAGGTATTTTCATTATAGTTTATTATTATATTAAATGTATGGTAGGGTGGACGGTTCTTTGAGTGTCTCTAGCTCTTTACCTATTGTATACTCTTCATCTTCAACCAGTTGCAATTCATCAAGATATTCTTTATGATCTATAAATGCCATCTTTCTTTTCATAAACTCAATGAATTCATCTTGTTTCCTAGATTCACTCATTAAATCTTCAGTTGAAAATCTTGAGTTAATGAAATCTTTAATTGCATCTTTATTAAACATATGAATTCCATTCATTACCTGTATATAATTATCGTGACCCCAATAATCTAACATATCATCAGTTCTAAAGAGATCTAAGAACTCATGTTTACATTTCTCTTCAATAGTTCTGACCCATTCAGTTTTATTAGCAGTCATATGTCTCCAGAATGGTGAATCATCTCTATTTGTACAATAATGTAAATTAAGAAACTGTGTATAATCAAAGAATATTCTAGTTTGTACCATATTTAATCTATCTCTGTTATACTGTAAGTGTTTTAATGTAGAATTCAAACTCATAAAGCTATCAACCATAAAGGTTAGATATTGATGTGTTAATGCCTCAAGTGGTTCGATAAAACCACCAGACAATCCAACAGCAAAACAATTACCTACCCATGCCTTCTTCCAATGTCCTGAGTTCCATTTAATTATTCTATTTGACTCTAATCCTACACCATGATTCTTAATTAACCATTTATTATAATCTTCCTTTGCTTCATCATCAGATGTAAATTTAGAAGAATATAGATAACCAGTACCAAATCTTTCTCTAGTTGGTATCTGCCATATCCAACCATGTTTAGTTGCTTCAGATAAAGTATATGTTGGAATACTACCAGTATTATTATCTACTGGTTGAGGAATTGCACTATCAATAGGTAAATGATTTGATAAGTCTACCCACTCATTGTTTAATTCCTTCATTAAAATAGGATCAAACCCTGTTGCATCAACAAATAAATCTGCTTCATATGTACCTGTCTTCTCACATATTATATTTTGTATATTCTCACCATCAGAGTTTACCTCTATTACTTTATCAGGAATAAGTGTTACTCTATCTTTTAAATATCTAAACAAAAACTCAACTAATTTATCTGTTGTTATATGATATGCAAAATGATAGTCTTTTAAATCAGTAGGTATATTTGTAGTTGCTTCATTGAAATTAACACCACCAGTATACTTATCATTTAATAATGCATGAAGAGATGCTACATTATCTGTCAATTCTTCATTTTGGTTACCATCAAGATCATTGACTACTTGACCAAATCCATGATAATATTCATCATTAGGTATCCAATTCTTAAATTTAACTCCTAATTTAATAGTTGCATCTAAAGATCTAATACAATCCTCTGTACTATAACCCAGAGTATTCTTTAATACATCAGTAAAACTAGGTGTAGTACCTTCACCAACACCAATAGTTTTATTATTTGGATCATATATTACAGATATATTAGCTTTTTGTTTCCAGAAATCCTGAAACATTGCAGCAGTAACTAATCCTGAAGTACCACCACCAACAATAATAATATTCTTAATCATAAACAATCATAACAAATAGTACCAAAATCTTCAGGGGGATCAGTATCACCTAACCTACTCAATTTATCTGCATATGGCGCACCTAATCCAATAGCATATTCATAGAACATATTAGAATTATTCATCCAATCATAAGGTAATAGTTTAGCACCTTCACCCTGATCAACATGATGTGATATTCTATAATCTTCTTCACTAAATGTGTCATTAATTAATATTTGTGATACTGGTTTACCAGGAAATATAGATGGCATGGTAAAATATGGTTCATCAAGATATTCTCTTGCCTCCTTTGATACTTTATTCCAGAATGGTGTATCATATCTTGATCCATACTGATAAGAGAAACATATAAATGACTGCAAAGTTTGCAGTACATAATGATTATAATTTAATTGCAATTCTTGACTAACTATCTCATCATTTCTTGCTGCTTCATTAAATAGATACCTACAAATCTGTGCTGAAGCAAACATACTATATTGAGCACTTGTTCCAGGACTTCCAGGATCTATATTAATTAGTGCATTACCATTCCTAAAATATCTTTTATTGTTTGGGTTTAGTATATAATTAGATACTCTTGGTCTAAATGTAGATTCATAACTCTTATACTCTGACATATCCTCATCAGGGAATATAGATTTAAAATCTTCCCAAACTTCTGCTCTTGTGCTTATCTCATTATCATACAAATATACCCATATTTGTTTACTTTGATATGGTAATCCAGTAACATGACCATGTTTTGCAGCATATTGTATAGTATAATTAAAATCACCTGGTATTGGTTTTTCTATTAATGCATAGCTATTGGTAAACATAACAGAAGGATTCATATAATCCTCCTCACCAATCATAGGCAATTCTTCACTACAATCAATGACATAATCATACTCAGCACCATTAATACTAACCTTATCTTCATCTACTGAGAATGAATCAATCTTCTCTTCTTTTATAGTAACAAAATCACCAAATATCTTTCCACCATCTTTAATAAATTCTGCTCTAAACATATCCATATCAAACATATGACTACAACCTTGAACCACAAAGTTCTTATCTCTCCTATTACCCCATCCAATATATTTGTAACCACAACCCTCAACAGCATCACAATATTTCTTCAACCATCTTTTAGTAAAGAATATCTCTGACTCCATCATCTCCTGAAATGCTAAACCAGCACCAGTTAATGAGAATGGACTTGCTTTACTGGGATCATGTATCAATACATATTCATCATCTTTATATGTTGTTAAACCTTCTCCATATCTTTTATTATTAACTAAGTCACATAATTGAAGGAAACCCTCCATACATGCACCAATTACAGCAATTTTTCTGGACATAGTAATACTTTAGGTAAGATTATTTAGTGGTAGGAAATTAAAATTAATTAAATATCTTATCTCTAATGGTGGTGATCCTGCATGATAATTATTAGAAGGAAATACTATCATTCTATTCTTCTTTGGTGAAACTTGATCGGTAGGTTCCCAATTATAATTTGATGTATCATTATTTTCTACAAATGATACATCATTTATATCTTTCTCTGCAAACAAATATGTATCACCTGTACAATCAGTAGGATAATATATTAAACTATACCCACCATCATCAGTCATATCTGTGTGTGGTGGATAAAATTGAATATTATCAGTAATATTGCGTTGTTTAACTCCTCTAATTCTAACAGGATGTTGATCAGGCATTAATTGATCTATTATTTGACCAATCATACCTGCAAGTGCATGGTACATTGTATTATGTGCTATACTATACCCTTCATCAAGAATCCCTAGAACCTTTTGTGGATAGCTATCATCATGATCCATATGATCTTGATGTTCCCATTTAATACTCTTAGATAACATTAAAGTTTCTAAGTAATTAGCATATGATGGTAACAAAAAGTTATCATAAACTTGAAATTTAGTCATTCCACATTGGATTGATAGGTACTACTTTATCATCAATCAAGAAATCATTCACTCTATCAGGATCTTCAAAGTTCTCCTCTACATTATCAAGAAATCCCTTCAAATCCCTGATTAGTTCCCAACATGCTTGTTGTTCCAACTCCTCTTCAGGTGATAGATTTTCCCTCATTCTACCCAAATTAGCATAATACTCATACTTAAGGTAGATGTACTCCCTGACTTTAATAAAGTCTTTGAATGTTGCTACGGTTGCCATGATTTAGTGACTGTAATGTTTGCCCTTCTAAAGTCATCATCGACAAACTTTAGTGCTTTTCCATTATATGATACCACATAACCCTCTGGTTGTGAAGGTATGTTGTCAACAAATGTCTCAATTTCCTTAACTTTATTCAACTGATCAATTATCATCTTCTTAGCAGTACGAACTGAAATGTAAGATGCAACAGTAAAATATATCTCCTGCTCATACTTAGCAATAAATGCTAGTCCATTGCGTTTCATTTCAATATATTTCGATTTAGTCTTTTCTGTTTTCTTACTATCAATTTCTTCATCCATTCTGATAGAATAGAATTGTGCAAAATCAGATGCTACTCTTTTAGTATCAACAATTCCTTGACCTTTACGAATCCTATCATTGAAGAACTTCTTAAACAATATTGCCATAATAAACTTAGACTCACCATAGTCATGAATAATATTCAAGAACTCAGATGATCTCTTCAATGATCCAGTTGCTCTATTAATCAATGCAGTAAACTTAGCAGATTCCCTAACATTAAATTTAGCAACACCTGCTTCATCAGCAAAATTAGCATTAGCTATGAATATATTTTCATCAGTATGAATAGTATGGAATTGCCAATTAGGATTAAATACTGCCTTCATATCCTGAAGAGTTTCACCAATATAGAGTGTGTGAAGTACCAAACCCAACTTTGCTTCCATCACGCTAATTCCCTTGAGTGAATCAACAGGCACAGCGTATGTAATAGCATTAGGTTGGAAAGTGACCACTTGTTTGCCACCTATCTTAGCAAATTTCTTATCCTCTTCAGTAAACAGCAGATCACCCTGCATCACTCCAACTATTCCAGTTTGTGAGAGATACTTCAAACAAGTCTTAAGTTTCCTTCTTAGTACCTCTGCTTGATAATAACGATCTATATCTGTATCATCATAACATACTTTAGGATTAACCTTATTGAATACTGATTTAGTACCAACAAAGAACCTATGATTTACTGGGTCTCTGCCACATACAATAGCAGGAGCTCCATCCCATTTGGTTGAGATTGAAATATCACTCTTCTTACCTGTAAGCATATTTCCAAAATCTTTCAGGAAGTCAACAGTCTCCAATCCACCAGTAGAACCAGCGTTGAGAATGTTATCTTCGAGATGCTCAAGGTGTGTGTTTTTCATGTTACCATTATAGTACCCAGAGGGACTCAATGGGGCATGACTGGACACTTTATGAGGTGTCACTAACGAAACGGTGGACCGCATAACCATACAACTAGACTCCTTCTAATACCTTTTGTAACTGGTGTAACTTGATGTAAAGAATAGCTAGGAAATGCTATGAGTAATCCTTTCTTTTTAGGTAGTGTATTTAATCTACTACCATGTATTTGAAAGTCACCACCTTCATATTCATCTGGTTCAGATAATTGTAGAGTAAGACTCAGTTTCCTTTGAGGATGATCTGATTTATTTACTCCACTATCAATATGCCAATTATAAAATGATTTATCATCATTATATCTGGTATACTGTAAATCTTCACTAAACCCTGAAATATCAAATCTCCAGTGCATCCCATTGAGACACCTAGAGATGTTAGCTAATCTATTGTATAACCAATCAGTTTCATCATTAACAGATAACCAAGAGTTTAATGACTTGCGAATGTCATTATTTACAGCATTGCCTTGCTCAACCTTACCACCTACTGTAGAATCCTTAGCATCAAGAGATTCACCAAGACGGATAATTTCATTACACTCATCATTAGTGAATCCATCTTCCCAAGTAGCAAAGTCAACCTCATCAAATGTAGGATGAGGTAATATAGGATAAAATGACATAATAAATTAGTAGATTACTCTAATGTCACCTCCATTAGGGATGACGGTATATTTAGATCCTGCCACAGCACGACCAGCAGCACCACCGCCAGGATTGGATTTACCCCAGTCACCACCAGCAACTCCAGGTTGACCAGGATTGCCAGGTGTACCAGGTTGACCACTACCTCCAGGATTGCCTGGTGTACCTGGGTTTCCATCATTTCCATCACCACCTGGATTGCCTGGATTTCCAGGATTTCCATCACTTCCAGGATTGCCTGGATTTCCTGAATTACCTCCAGAACCAGGATTTCCTGGAGTTCCAGCATTACCTGGAATTCCTCCTAGACATCCAGGTCCACTTCCAGGAGTGCCTGGTGTACCTGGAGTTCCAGCATTACCTGGAGTTCCTGATCCACCTCCTCCACCTGAGTTACCTGAGTTTCCAGGATTTCCTGAGTTGCCTGGAGTTCCAGAAGTACCATCATTACCAGGATTGCCTGGTGTACCTGGGTTTCCAGGATTTCCTCCTCCACCTGAGTTACCTGGGTTGCCAGGATTTCCTCCACTACTACTTAAAGGAGACGATAAGTTAGTCCACCCTCTACCAGATGATCCTGATCCTGCATATCCTTTGAAACCCTTTGTACCATTGAATCCTCCATATCCTTTATATCCACCCTGACCTCCAGATCCACCTGATCCACCGCCACCAGCAGATCCTCCACCACCAGCATTTCCTCCAGATCCACCTGATCCACCGCCACCAGCACCACCGCCAGATCCACCAGATCCTGCCTGTCCACCTGAACCACCAGATCCACCTGAACAAGGTTGACACTCTTGTACAAGGTACTGTTGGTTAGTTCTAGTTGTTATTGTTATTGTATTCTGAGAGTATGTTGTATTACTACTAGGATATCTACTCCACCATTCTCTTCGTCTACTACTTCTTACATGAGCTATACTTTGCTGTTGAGTACCAGTACCAGCAACTCTTCGCCATTTATATGATGACCAACACCACTGACCTGGTGGCATAGAGAAGTTAGGGTTACCAGATTGACCAGGATTTCCTGGAGATCCTGAATTACCTGAATTACCTGGAGATCCATCACTTCCAGGATTGCCAGGTGTACCATTATTACCTGGAGATCCTGGATTACCTGAATTTCCATCTACACCATCAGTACCATTACCAGTCCAGTTTGATCCACTAACTCCATCTACTCCATCAACACCATCATATCCTCCACCACCTCCTGCCCATATCTTAGACTCATTACCTTCACACTCAACATAGACTACACGAGTAGCAGGTGCAGATGGGTTGGTAATACTAATAGCATGACCACCAGGTTGTCCAGATGATACTCCTTTAGCACCACCACATGCCATGACACCATCACCAGCAGGTGAATTGTTCACATATATGTTAAGATTAGATGATGCTGAGCTAGCAATAGATACAGCAGGTTTACTAACATCATCAGATATTACTCTTCCTCTAATCTTAAGATATTTGGTAATATTCTTGTTTAAATTTGAATTCCAGTTTACACTAGCAGTAGGTGTGTCTGGTCCTGTAAGAGTACCAACATCAAACTCTTCTTCCTGTTTATTAGGATCTTGTTCAATAACATATTCTTTAACAACATCCTTAATTTGATTAGGAGATATAGCACCACTAGTAGGTATGCCAGCATTTTCGGTGGCATCTAAGATATATGGTAAATGTGGAGTAGATGTTGTGGGTACAGATGGAAAATTATAGGGTGCATCAAGATCAGTGATCCTATGCCACTCTGATGCTCCAATAGATTTTGTTGTGTCACCTATTGCTGCTCTAATCTGACCAAATGATATCTCAGTATTATTTGGTATATTAGCAGTTTTAAGTAACTTTTGTGTGGTATTCGACCAATCAGGTGCTGCCATACTTAATTACCTATGATAGTGTTCCCAATGTAATAGAACCAACCCCTACTACATTTAGTATAGCAGTAGTTCCGTTGATTATAAATTCAACCCCAGTGGTTGCACTACCAACATGTGACCTCCATACACCATCATCACCAAAGTGTTGGAACTGGTTAGTTGGGAGATAATAACCTATATTTGCCGTTGCCCATCCAACTGGTTGTTCAGGTGGTAATTGTGGTGCTTGTGCATTTTTAGAGGCATTACTTGTAAATATTGGTCCTCTCCATCCTCTTATCGCTTGATAATCATTAAGTTCCTTGCCAAATGTATCAGTCTTTAATCCAATATAGTTTCCACTTCCATTACCCATGCCAACTTTAAGAGACATGTCATGCTTACTGAACCATAGGTTACCTGTAGCATCTCCTTCTGTGTGGAAGTATGAGAACCCTGCACCATCTTGATCTCCATCAGCTATTGGTAGACATAATGGACCACCTGCATATCTCATGTCAAGAGCACCACCAGGTTGATCTGAATTAAATCCTACCTGAACTATATTAGTTCCAATACCAGCAGTTCCAGCAACTCCAGTATGATTATTATAGAAGTTTACATTCCTGTAGATATTTACAGACTCAACACCATTACTTGATGATTGAACAGATGTAGTACCAATACCAATATTACCACACTCAAATATTGAAGTAGTATTGTCTATTCCACCACCCTGAGTTCTTGCATATCCAACATAGAATCTAGCATCGTCTAATCTCTGACCTCCAGTAGATCCGATACCAATTCCCATTGTCTCACCATCAACATATATCTCTGCTGCTGCACCATTAACTTCTTGACCATCAGTAATTTTAGGAACAGAAGTGTTAAATCCAATATACCTAGCAAACATGTAGGTATCATTTCCATTTGTAACACGAAGATTACTAACTGTACTTAACCCTTCAGGTGCATTAAGAGCAACACAAGAGACAATTCCAGTAGCATTATTAAAGTCAAATTTACCACCAGTATTTACATTAAGAACAGAACAATTTACTGTACCTAGTGTTGCTATACCAGCAGGAGTTTGATCTATTAACTCACCTCTCAAATGACCAGCAGATATAATTGAAGTTGTAATCCATTGACCATTACCAATAATAGAACCAATACCAGTTATTCTATTAACACCACTAAACTCACCAGCACCTGCCATAGCTATGGTAGTAATACCACTAAGTTGTCCAGATGCAGAAATGTCTGTGACACCAGTAATTTCACCACTAGCAGCAATAGAAGACATGCCACTAAGGTTTCCATTCATTACTATATCTGTAGCACCCTGAATAGGACCATTCATAGTGATACCACTACCAATTATCATTCCACCACCATTGCTAATGGTAATTGAAGAACCAGCTACAGTAGTACCAACAACAATCCCACTTCCACAAGTTATACCACCACCTGCTATAATACTATCTTGAGAATCTATCTCACCACCTGTAACAGTTCCTGTTACATTGAAATCAGCACCACCACTCACAGATCCAGTGAATGTAGTTACACCAGCAACAGATAAACCAGCACCAACAATTAATTCATTAATCTCTTGAGTACCACCAAGAGGTACAGTACCTACAAGACTACCACCAATAGAAATACTACCACCAAGTATTAAGTCTCCATCAGATATTCTAACAGTACCAATAAATCCTGCTGCTTGTCCTACAGCAGATGCAGTATCACCAACACCTAGGAACTCACCAACATTAAGAACAGAACCAATCGTGCTGACACCAGTACCTTTAATAGTGGTTGGTGTAGTACCATTAACAGTTAGTTTATCTACTTGGATATCAGGATCACCAGCAATTCCATATGCTATTGCTGCATTTTGGGCAGTCGTGGCACTACCACTAAATGTGGTAGCAGTAATAATTCCTGCTTCACCAATAACTCCACCACTAATTCTTAGAGTTTGGAAGCTAGTTATACCAGTAAATGTACCACCAACACCATTAATATAATTAACAGCAATATTAGGAGAGTCTGTTAAACCTGCTGCTACTACTGCTCTAGTAGCATTTGTAACAGTACCAATAAATTGTGGAGCAGTAATTTGTGAGGTTGCAGTTACCGTAGAGAATGTACCAACATCAGCATTAACATTACCCTGACCTGCACCTGTTGTATTTGTAACTGTTAAATTCTTTGCTACTATACCTTCAAATGTACCAACACCAGATACAGGATCCATGTAGATTTCATAACCTACACCAAATCCAGCATTATCTCGTGTTAAAGTAGTACCTATACCAACAATTTTAGTAGAATATATCGTATCTCCTGCACCTGGATTTACCCACACTGAAGCAGGTATTCCAGTTAATTCTGATCCATCTCCTACAAATTTAGTTGCTGTAATAACACCAGCAAGACTGATCGTTGCCCCTGTACTACCTACACCAACTTGAAATGCCTCCTCTGGAACCGTGGTTCCTATACCTACTGACGATCCACTGGCAACATTAACAACATTGAAGAATGTAGTTACACCAGTAACATTTACATTATTAAATTCTGATACGCCATCGACAATTACATTACCTCGAACATCGAGTTGTTGTCTGGGGATGGTACTTCCGATACCGACCAGACCATTATTAGAGATCAGATCATCAGTATCTACCTGGATCCCATCTCTAAAATTGATGACGGTTTTATAATTGCTAGGCATTATCTTATAGGAGACAAGACGCTTTTACTTATTTATCTTTGATGTCATCGACTTGTTGTGACAAGTCTTTGACTGCCTCAATTAATAGAGGAATTAGTTTATTATAGTGGACACCCTTAGTGCCATCAGGTTTAGTTGAGACTGCTTCAGGAAGAACCTTCTCTACATCTTGAGCAATGACACCAATGTCATGTCCAGTGTAGCTCTTATGTCCTTCTTTCCAATCATATTCAGTACCACGGATGCCCATTAATTTCTCTAATGAACTATCCAAGATAGTGACATTCTCTTTAAGGTTAACATCAGATGTTTGACCATAGAAAGCAACAATGTCATCACAACAATGGAGTGGACCTCCACAGAATGTAGCACCTGCACCACTATGGAAGAAATTACCACTCATTGTGGTAAATCCAGTGAATCTAACAGTATCATTGAAGTTAACTTCTGCAGAATATGCAGTATCAGTTGCAATAGCAACTTTAAATCCAGGTGCAGCATTAAGAATCAAATCACCAATATTGGGTTCAGTAGTAATCTCAGTATTCTGAGTACCAACACCAATACGAACATTGTTAACTCTAGCACCATCTGGGAATTGACCAGTAAATGCTATATCACCTGCTAGTTCAATACTACCACTAGATACAACCTTACCAGTGAAGTTTACATCATTGGTAAATGTAACAGGACCATCAAACTGTGACAGGATATTCTGTTGAATACCACCCTCAACATTAATTCTCTGCTTAACTGTAATTTCATCAACTACAATAGAGTTAGCAGATGGATCCTCACCAGTAATAGTAGGAATAGGAATACCAAATGAAGATTCCTTACCACTTGCTGATGAAATTCTCTTATTACCAATATAGAAGTCACCTCTGTTATTTAATCCAGTATAAACAGTTGAACCACCACTTCTATTCTGTGCTTGAGCAAGATATTCTTCAGTATCAGTTAGAGTTCTGTTCTGAACTTGAGGTAAACCAGTTGAATAGTTACCTGGACCAAAACCAAGGTATTCAAATGTATGACCTGACGCTCTCATAATAGATGGTCGTCTAGTCTCTACAGCTAATACCTTTATCTTTTTAGCAAGAGAATCAATAGTATGTGGTTTAGGAATAGTTCCTAATTGACCACGAAGAACTGTAAGTGAATCATTATTAGATCCACTCAATCCAGTAGTGGATACTCTTACAATTTCTTCATCAATTTCAAGATACTCACCAATCTTAAATCTGTTAGCAGTACCAATACCACTAGCATGTTGAACAGGTATTGAAGTATCAGTGTTGGTTAAGTTAGTCTTAATACCTACACTATCACCATCATACATGTTGAAATATCTAGATCCAATAGCTTCTTCAACACTAATTGATTGATTATTATCTGAGAAAGCATGTGGAAGTATTCTATATCCTGCTACAAATACAGGATCACTAACTGTCTTAGCAGTGAATGAAGTAACACCTGTCAATGTAGTTTGAACATAGTATTCACCAACTTTTTCATTATTATTACTATTAACAAGAGTGAATTTACCACCTTGTCTCAAACCATGAGCATTAGATGTAACAAATGTTGTTAATCCAGTAGTAGTGTCAAAGTCTGTAGATGCAATAGCAACAGAAGGTCCAACCCTGTAAATGAACTCATGTGCAGTAATTGTTGGATCTAATGTAGATATTCCAACTACAATAGAATCTTTTGTTGGTACATTAGTAACTCTATAATATCCACCATCAGTCTTACCAGATCCAGTAACCTGAACTACATCATTAATACCATTAATCAAACCTGTAGTTGGAACACCAATAGAAGTACCAGCAAAATTCTCAAAGAATAACTGTTCCCCACCAGTATATCCAGATCCAACACTCTGAATCTCAACACCAGTGATGTTAGTAGAACCAACACCAACAGTTACTTTAGCTGTTGCACCATTCCAACCACCAAGACTATCTAATAGTCTAACATTATATTTGGTTGTAACAGCAAATCCTGCACCACTATGATAGGATTCAAGATTCTCATAATCAACAAAACCATTAAAGTCATGCTGACCAGTAAGTTGAAGTGTTGCTATACCAGCAGATACAGGAGTAACACTAGATATAGCAATACCTACACCCCAGTTAGTAGTGAACTTATTAATAGATTCTCTTGTTATTGAATTAAGAAGACTATTAGTCTCTACCTTACCAATAGGATCTCTTCTTGCAAATGAAACAGCAGGTGGTGGATTTTTTCTTACATTATCTCTATCTAATTGTGGATAGAAATCAGTAATTTGTTGATTGTATTTTTGACTTGTAAATTCTGTTGGTGGTGCATAATCAGCAGCAACAACATCTAATAGATAGACACCATCACTCTCATCTTTTACCCAATCAGATAATACTCTTGAACGATAGATGCTAAAGTTTCCTTTGTTATCATTAACACTAAATCTAGGAAGGAAGAAAGTTCTATTAGAAGTTTCATCCATATAATTACCAGTGTTTCTCTTAACACCAGAGTTGTCTGTATTACTGAACTTATATTCCATATTATTAGGAACATTAGTTACAGTAAAGTAACCATTATATCCTTTATTTGGTGTACCAGTATTATTATTAGAATCTTTAATGTTCTCAGTGAATACTATATCACCTACCTTAACATTATGAGGTAATTCACATCTAACAGTAACAGTATCACTATTCTCACTACATGTAGCAATGAAACCATAATTTCTTTGATAGTTAGTATCATTAAGAGTAATACTTGTAGCATTAATATCAGCAGTCTTAGCAAAACCAGTTTGACCTGACTGTTGAAGAATAAATCCATCAACAGGATTTCTAGAATTATCTGCTTGCTTAGGTATTACATAACGAAGCTTGTATAATTTATTATCAATACCTCTACGATCTTCATATCTCTTGAAGTATGCAGGAGTAGTTTCTACTAATGTCTTAACATAATCATTATTAACAATATTATCATAAAGATCACAATTAGTTTCACTCAATATATACCAGTTATTCTGATTAGCATCCCATTGAACTGGGTGTCCTATACTATTAGGAGATTTGTCACTAACTCTACTCTCAATCCTTAAATTTGTACCACCATATATGGCAATAGGAATATTATTAACAGCATTAGAGAATGTACTTGCAATCTTAAGTGCAGTTGAGCTAACTCTAATAGCATAGTATACTGTATTTGGTGCTAGGTTCTCAGGTAAATCACCATCATCACTGAATATACGAATAGTTTCACCATTAACAATACCAATATCATTAACAGTTAATTCAAAATTGGTATTAGGAGAACTTGCTGGTGTAAATTTAGTTCCTTGATGAGAATTAATTCCAACATTAGCAGTTTGTATACCAGCAGTTACATTCTCTGGCATGTATACAGGAGAACTATATTCAGTACCACCAATAGAAACATATAGATTCTCATTTAAATTAGCACCAATTCTATAACCTTGAGTTAAACCAAGTGGTGCTACATCCTGTCTGGTAAATCCAGAGAGATATAAATGTGAAGATATACCAGTCTGTTGTGTCTTAGGTACATCAATCTGGAACCAAGTAATATTATCTAAATCTTCTTGATATGTTGATACCCATTCAGGAGAGACAACATGAGAGATATATCCCTGATCATCTCTTAGGAAGGCATCATTTCTAAATCCATCTGCAACTAAAGCATATTGTCCAAAGTTGGAGTTGGAGTTAGTAATAGATGCGTCAGCACCACTATCACCTCTTAAGTGTGCATTAAATCCAATAGCGAAAACAGAAACTATTTGAAGTTGTGCTTTATTGTTTATCGTAACATGAGCTTGTTCCCATCCAGGACGGTATACTGCACCACTATCTAAATGATAAACAGTATTAGGATCAGTAGAACTAGATTCTGCTGCTAATGTAGCACCTTTAACTGTACTATATGATATTGATTCATACAATCTTGTCTCTGGATTATATTTAACAAATGCTCTATCATCCTTCTGTAGTGAGATACCAGTGAACTGAGCAACAACCATTGAACGGAAACCTGTTGCTTTCGTACCATCAGCAAGCATACCTTGCATACCATAAACTGATCTCATTGAACAGTTAAAGATATAAGGTGATGCACCTCTGACAGTATCAGATTCAATAGTTACTCTTGCGGAAGTAATATTTGTGGGTTTAGCAGGTAAATTACTTGGGAAATCTACTATTAAATATGTAAACTCAGTAGTTGATATAACACTCTGAACTATAGTAGAAATATTATATTGAGATACATTAACTCCACTAATCTTAATAGGAGTACCAGCAGTTAATTCATGTGGTATCTGAGTTCTTACTGTTACTTGTGATGTAGGTGTTAATCCATCACCAGATACAATAGATGATATAACCAATGGGTCAGTACCAAGAGCACCAACTATTTCATATTCCTCACGAACTGTATCAAAGTCACCTTCTGCATTTGGCCACTCATAGTTAACAGCACGACCAGTTGGTTCCTGATAAGCATAACTTAGCTTATAATAATACATGCTAAGGTCTGTCTCATCATATCCCTTAACTTCATTAATACCATCAGCATACTCAAAACAAGTTAACTTGTGGTGAGAGAATGTTGGTTTAGATTGATTAATAGTATCAAACTGTTGATGGTCAGTGTATACTAATCCATTCTGATCACCATCAAAGAATGAGAACTGCCAGAAATAACAGTTACCAGTAACCCTGAATATAGCAGAGTTTGGTACACTATCATCTGTAGGGTTAGGGACATACTTAGGACGCACCTTAGTCTTTCTAAGGTCCATACCTACAATAGATGTACCACGAGGTATAATTATTCCACCATGAACTGAATTAAACTTATATAATGCATTATTTTCTACAGTTAAATCAAACTCACTGGTTAAGCTAAGACTAAATGTTGTTGTAGCAAGAGTTTCAGCACCAGCAGGAGATACAGATAATGCTCTGGTAGGATCTGTGGGATCTGGTTTAAGTGCAAATCCAGGTCTATTATCAATAAGGTGCTCACCTGGATATATTAAAATAGTAGTTTTATCATTTATATCATTATCTAACCCTGACTGATATGAAAATCTAGCAGACTCTAACAGTGCTCTCTGTATCGTCTTGAAGGGTTTTGTTAAAGAGTTACCCTGATTAGTAATACTATCGGTGGAGTCCAAATCGCTTGGATTTACATAGAGAATCCTACCCTCTGTATTCTTTATAAAATTCTCTAACTTATTTAAAGGCATCTCTCTATAATAAGATACATTGTGCTGATGTTATTTAGTCATGGATAAATACTTCGATACTAATAAATAGATGGACATTCAGAAAGTAACATCAGGAGTAACAGCAGCAGCAGTCGTAGGAAC